CAGGGGGAGGTATTCGTCCGTCGATTACGTCGTGACAGTAATGATCGGCCCATGCTCCCTGCAGCGAAGAAGGCTTGATACCGACTCCGCACGTACCCGCCAGCCGGTAGTGGGCGAGCACGGTCGTTTCGGTGTTGTTCGGGCAGCCTGGGAGCCTAACTTGGCAATCACGGCCCCGGGCCGCCTTGGTGATCTTGTCCTGCTTGCTCATGACTCGGCCTCCTTGCGAGGGAATACCGTCCAATTGCCTATGCCATTCCAGACGCCGGAGCCGCCCATGTGATTTATCGAACCCGGGCGAGCGCCCAGCGACACCGAGAAGAACCCCCACCAGACCCGCGGCGCATAGATCCATGATGGGAATTTTTGCCCCTTGAAGCCGTGAACCTTTCCGCAGGCCCAGCAGAACCGAGTAAACGATGCCGCGGCGATGGCCGTGTAGATCAGGCCGCCGCACACCCTGGCCAGCCCCCAGACGAGCCAGGCGTTAAAGACAATGCCGCACCCAACAACCCACCAAACAAACCAGTTAACCTCGTTCATGCTGTCTCCCTGAATCCTTCAAATTCCGCCATTTCGGTCAATCGCTCAGGCGTGAGCGTCGGCCAGTCCTTCAGCACCAGGTAACCGCAGACCTTCGCCCAGAAGTCCTGGAACACTTCCTCGCCCATCGAGTCGTAGGACAGGCTCTGCGGGCGCTTGATGATCAGCGAGCCGATGCCGGGAACCTCGAGCAGGTCTTCCTCGCAGTAGATTCCAGACTCGGTTTGCAGCGCCTTGATGGCCGCGTGCGACTGCTTTCCGCTGAATCGGTCGATGTTCTGCGCTAGGATCTTGCCCAACCCATGAACAAGTGCGTTGTATCGGGGGTTCCTGGGCTGTTTAAGCTCGGCCCGAACCTTGGCGTTAAACTTGTAACCCTTCTCTCGCAAGATCGACTGATCAGCATCTGAGGCCGGCACGAACGCCGCGACCTGATTGCCCGTCGCCGGGTCGATCATCTTCCTGAGCATCAGGTAGACCGGCATAGGCTTTGGCTTGGGTGCGCTAGCCATGCCTGAACGCCTCGTCAAACTTGCGCTTTTGGCGCAGAGCCCGGCCGATCAGATGGCCGAGCGGGAGCTGGATTGCCAGCCAGATAGCGAGGGAAATCATCATTTCTTGATCACCTTCCCAAAGCTGTAGCCTTTCCAGGCGCGGGCTTGGTACTTGCGCAGCTTCTTGATGCGGGCCTGTACAACCGGGCGCCGCTTGGCGTTCTGGATCACCTTGTTGAATGGTGTGCAGAGGCCGGTGACCTGCTTGCGAAGCACCTTCACATGCCGAGTCTTTTTAATCGCCGAGTGGTACTCGATGAGGATGGTGTCCTTGTACTCAGTTTTCATTGGTTGCCACCCTTCGCAGCCTGATCCCGGTCATAGTCCTGATCGCCGCGCTCAACGCATACACCGTGGCAGTAGGGCTGATCGCATTCGATGCAGGTCTTGGGCTTGGCGGGCTCTACGCTGTCTTGTGGAGCGTCATCACCAAGGTCAAGCAGGCGCCGCTTTTCTTCATCGCTCATCTTGGTAATGATGGCGATTATCTCGATGCACTTATCCCAAGGAATCGGCTGGCAATGGTCGTTTACCCATTTGTTGATCAGCTTGGTGGCGATCCCGCTTTCAGCCTCGCTTTGCTCCAGCTCTTCTAGGCGGGCGTCCCGCTCGGCCAGCCTCTTCTCCAGATCCTGGCTCAAGTCGAAGAACGAGCGGCGCGATTGTTCGGTGTTGGCAAGCTGGGCGCGAAGGGTGTCGCTATCAGCGTTTCGCTCAAGAGCATTGGCCAGTAATTGCTTTGTGAGACCTGTGAAATAGCTGACTTCGGAAGTGAGCCGCTCAATCTCTGAATACTCACCGTGAGCACGCGACTCACCGTCCGCACCGTGAGTACCATTATCACCAAACTTCACAGCCAGCGCTTCACGGAACTGCTCGACGTAATGCTCGACTGAGCGCGCCGGGAACTTGCTCAGCAGGCACTCATCGTCGATAGGTGCTCCTGCATCCTCCGGCTCATCGCTCGGCTCGCCTGGCACCATGAAGAACTCGCGCTCAACGGCTTCCAGGTAATCGGAAAACCGCTTGATGTTCTCGAAGTTGACCAGCAGGACCGACACAGGATGGCTATGGTGCAGGCCGATCACGTCATAGACCCTGGCAAGATCGCCAGTTACTTGTCCGGGACCATCCCACTCCAGCACGCAGGGGATGGTCAGGTGGGCGGCGGGTTGTGGCATCGCGCACTTGCCATTCGGGCAATGACCTTCCACTTCGGCGCCGGACTGGATCGCGTACTCGCAGCGGCCGTCGTTGCGGCAGATATTCTTTTCGGCCGGCGGCATAGCATTAGCTTGGCCGTCTTTCCAAGCCGAACCCAGCGACTGGATCGCGTAGCTGCTCATTTCGCCCGGGAAGCGCTCATCGCGGAACTTGGCGAACGCTTGCTGATCGCTCGGCGTCCAGTTTTCCAGCAGGCTTTCAACCGATGGCGGCACCGGTGCGGCGGCGATAGCTGCATTGAGTGCAGATCGAATACCGATCAGGCCTCCGCGAGACGTCACGGTCACCCGGTCAAAGAACGCGGTCGCCATGTTCTCGTCGGATTCAGCCGGTACAAATTTCCATTCTGTAGCGCTCATTTCGACACCCCGTATTTAACAAGACACTCCAGCGCGTACTGCGCCGGGTAGGACCACTTGATCTTGCCGCCGAGCCAGTCGCCGATAGTTCGGTGACCGACGCCCAATGCCGCGGCTGCTTCCTTCTGCGTCATCCCGGTTGATTCGATCAGCTGCCTGATGTGTGCCGGGTCACTGCTTAACTTGCTTGGGTCCAGCTTCATCATTGCCCCTCGGGCCAATTGTTTTTGATTCGTTCTTTGGCGTACGGGCTGAGCCGGCTGTAGGCGTTGACGGTGCGGCAACCGGGCATAGTTCCTTCCAGCTCGACACAAGCCCGGATATCGCACTGCCTGGAGCAGACGAATCCACCGTAATGGCACTTCTTCGCCTCTTTGCCCGTATCCAGGCTGTAGGCGTTTCCGCCCTTGTAGTACGGCTGGCCGCGCAGCTGAGCTCGGCACCCTCGGCAAACTGCAGTTTCTTCACTCATGCCTAATCACCCCTGATGCGGTCCCTTTCTGGTCCCTCTGGAGAGACTATATGCGATGCCCGCGAATATGCAAAGCGATTTCCGCACATTCGTATATCCTGTGAGTCAAATACTCACGATGGGCATAGTACTCATGAAGAAGATCGGGCTATGGACGCAGAAGGGCGGGGCTGGCAAGTCAACCAGCGCGGTCACCCTGGCCGGGGCGCTGGCTCAGAAACACCGCGTTGCCCTGATCGATACCGACCCGCAAGGCAGCATCGGCCGGTGGGCAGAGATTGCGAAACTGCCGGCCACGCTTGAGATATTCACCGCCGAGCGCCTGTCAGACCTGAAGGGGCTGGCGGGGTTTGACTACGCGGTGATCGACACAAAGGGGGAGTTGTCAGCAGAGGCGCTGCCCTACCTGGACATGGCGCTGTTGCCGTGCGCTCCGAGCATGTTCGACATCTGGGCCGCCGCCGACTCCATCGAGCTGATGAAGGCGCACCTGGCGCACCGGCCGGAGTTCATCGCTGCGCTGTACGTCAATCGACTGGATCAGAACACGCTGCTCGGTCGGGACATCGCCGAGGCGCTGAACGGCTACGGCCTGCCCGTGCTCAGCGTGCCCCTGCGCGACAGGATCGGATACCCGACAGCCATCGCCAGAGGGAAAACCCCAACGAGAAGCGGCGACAGCGAGATACGCCTGGAGTCGCTGCGTTTTGCCGAAGCCGTCAAGAAACTATTGGAGGCCTGATCATGAAACTACTCACCACAGCACCCAGCAAGGTAGCCGACAGGGCGCCGAAGATCCTGGCCCAGGCCAGCAAGCCAGTCGCCGAAGAGAAGCGCCTGAACGTGCGCCTCGATGCGGAGAAACACGAACGGTTCCGCCGGGCCTGCCTGCGCAACGAGTCGGACATGACGACGGTGATTCAGGATTTTATCGACCAGTATGTCGCGAAGTACTCACGGTGAAGATTGGGCGCGCCGTGAGTATCGTGCTCACGGTGCGCGCCGTACTCACTGAGTCGCCACGCCTGCCAGGCTCAACGCCTCGTCGATAGCATCAGAAACTGAGTCAGCCAAGCACTCATGGTTGCTCGGGTAATCGACCTCGTTTCCTTCTGGATCGATCAGTTCGGCATTACCTGCATCCTTCTCGATGCGGATCAGGATTTCCCAGCCTTCTGGCAGCTCGCCCGCACCACGCTGAACTTGCTTGTGAAACTCGGCTTCCCTGCTCAGACCATCGATATCGACATGCTCAATCGTCGCCTCGTCGATGAACTCGGAACATTCTGCGTATTTTGCCTTCCACTCCTCGATCTCCGCGAGCAGACCCAGGACTACCTCCGGGCTCGCAGCGTCAGCGAACTCCGTTTCTGCTTTGTGCCAGGCCTCGGCGCATTCGTCACCACCATGTCGGCACAGGTCCGCATAGGTGCTTTCGACCGCCTCGCAAAATTGCTTCAACTTTGAATTATCATTCATCCCATCAACCCCTATATCCCGTTGATCCTGCCTGACATCGCGCCAGGCAGGTTCTATTCCGTTTTGCGAGCAATCCCCGCGATGGCTTATCCACACGGGATTAGGCGCGCTTGTGCTCGACGTGGTTCGCTCGTTTTTGGCTGCCATCAGGGAAAACGATGCGCCGGTCTGCGCCCTTGGTCAGGCGGACTACTTCGACGCTGGCAGTGACAACCTTGAAGCCGTCAGCGACGAGCTGGTTGACGGTGGCGCGCTGGGTGTTGGTCATTTCTTCACCTCGCCAAAATATCCAGTCTTGTCTCGCCAGAGCGCAAGGGCCTGCTCGTATGTATCGCCAACGCATGACGCGAACTTGCCATTCGCGACCCCCTCGACCTGGTAGTGCTGGAAGTGGACGGACCAGGTCACAACGATAACGACGGCGCTCATTGGGTCGCCGCTCGCCTTCCAATAGGATGTTCCGCTGCATTCGACCAAGCCCTTTCGCTTCAGGCGCTGCAATGCCTGCTTGACTGGCCCTGGCTCGCCGCCGAATTGCCCGCACATTGCCCAAGCTGTCGAGCCTTCGATTGTGCGCAGGTAGTCGAGAACCTTCTGGTCAAGTGGGTTGCTCATGGCTTCACCTTCACGCCAGCCGCCAATATCGAAAGCTTGGTCAGATTGATCCCGCCTCGCATGAACTCGCACTCAGATGAATCGCAAGCCCAGTCCTTGTTGATTATTTTCGGCAGCTCAATCACCAGCGCTGCGCGGGACGCCTGCCAAACCTCCCAGCGGTCCTGGATCTTGTCCAGCGGATAGGTATTTGTCTTCGCGTCATACATCAGCCAAACCGGATCTGTCTGCGGGCCTTGGTCGGCATCACATTCCCATGCTTCAAAAGCTTCGCGCATCTTGTCGTTGCTCATGCCGTCACTCCCTTGTCGCGCTTGATGTTCATCTTTGCCAGCAGCTGTGCGCGTGCGTCCGCCCCAGTCGTTGGTATGCCCTGCGCTTCCCGGATTCGTGCGTGGCGTTGCTCGGCGTAGTCGTTGGCCAGCTCCTGGTCCGACTTCTGGCTGTCGTGACCGATTCCGGTCAGGATCTCCCCACTAAGCGGCTGGCCAGCTTTGGCTCGGCGCAATATCACCTCGTAGCTGCGATCAAAGCGTTCGCGCAGACCCTTGTTGTCCTGCTTGGAGGCGCGAAGATCGAACAGTCCGGTGGCATTGGCGGCCAGTCGCACGGCCTCATGGCTGTAGGTGCCCATTAGCGCCTCAAGCCACGCATCCGCTACGTCGGGCATGCCGAAGCTCGCCGGTCCTGGCGTGCACCATCCAATGAACTGACCAATGCTCGGGGCGAATGGTGACCCGCTTCGACGGCATTCCTCGACCCCATAGCGCACTTGATCCAGGTCGCTGATACCGGCATCCATGAACCCTTTGGTCCAACTCCGCTTTGCAGACGACAGCGCCTTGTCATCGGGCCAGGCCTGTTTCCATGCCGGGAAGATCGCCTGCAATTGGCGGAAAATCTTCTCGACGATTTCCCCAGTCTGGTCGTCCACCACGCCCAGCGGCTGGGTAGCCACGGGCAACGGCTGCTTGACGCGAAGCTGACGCGCAGCAGTTGGGATTAGCTGAGTGACGTTTTTCATAGGTCATCACTCGTGTCAGTTCGCCAGGATTCGTCGTAGAAGTCAGGCCCGGACGACTTCGGCTTCGCAGACGGTTGATCAGCGGCAGGCGTTACCTCGTCCTCCCAGCGCTTGGCATTCAGCCAGGTCGCAGGGTGCGGGATGAACTGGCCTTCGTCCTTGGTCCAGTCGACCGACAGCTTGTGAGTAAGTACCGCAGAGACGATTCGCTCAGCAAGAGCGTGATCAGGTTTGATCTTCGCCCAAGCCTTCTCGGCGGCACCCTTCGCTTTTTTGTTTGGATAGGCTGACCAGAACAACGAGAACGCGTCGGCCGGCTTTTCGGCCAAAGAGCTTTTATTCTCTGTTGTATTCTCTGTTGTATTCTCTGTAGGAACGAAACCCCCATTGGTTCCTCCCCCATCTCCCCTTTGGTCATTTGGGGGAATCACCTTAGGTGGTTTGCCCGAATTACCGTCTTCCATCATCTGATTGAAGAGGTCTAGATCAAGCTTGAAGTAGATTCTGTGCTCAAGCCGCTTGTGGGTTTCCTTCAGCAAACCGGTCTCAACCAGGCGCTTTCTTGCAGTGATCTGCTCCTTGTAGGAGAGCCCAGTTTCTTCCGTAAGGTCTTCTGAACTCTTGTAGATGCCGAGTTCGGATTGCTCCTTATCGGTCCAGTACAGGAGCTGGCAGAACAGTAGGCAGGCGTTCACGCCGCCAACTCTCTTTGCGAGTTTCGGGTAGTAGGCAACTGGACGGCCAAGGTCCAGCATCAGGTCGGTGGCCCTCACAACGCCACCTCCAGCTGATACTGAGCCCACAGGCCAGCGATCCAGGCAATCCCCTTGGGCGTGAACTTGGCAGCGTTGAAGGCGTGACCGTTATCAGCTTGCCCGGTCTTCACGGCAAAGCGCTCAGCATCGACGTGAGCGGCGTATGGCATCCACTCGCCACCAAGGCGATACATGATCTTGCTGTCCTGCAGGAACAGGCGAAAGTCTGGCTCGTTGGCGTTTAGCAGCTTGGCGACCTGACGGAAGCCCTTGAGGCCGGTCCCGTCGACGTAGTTATCGACGAATTCAGCCTTTGGCGCGGCGATGGCGAGCGCATGAGCTTGCTGCTCGATCTGCTCAGCCTGATCGGCGGCAAGACGAAGGGCTGCCGAAAGCGATTGAGGAACCTGGATAAGCATTCCGCTTTCAAGATCCTTGATTTTTTTCAGGACGACCCGGCGAACACCCTTCGATTCACGCATGCCGACCAGCACGCACTGGTCGAGAGTCAGGTTGTAGGTGGCGACCTGGTTGCCGTGTACGGGGGTGTAAAACTTTTGCACCCCCTCCAACTCGTCGCCAAGCTCGTCTTCAACCCTTGCCAGGAAGTGGTCGTTTCGCACTTGTGGCTCACCAGCCGATTCCCGCTCGGCGTTGATAAGCTCGCGCAGCTGGATGCTGCTCATTGTTCGCGCTACGTTTTGCTCAATAGGAAAACGTGGCGCGACTGCGCCTGTATTGCTAGATGCGGTGTGCATGCTATGATTCCTTTCACTTGGAAGTGAGTTGTTGATACATCCGCCCCGGCCTGATCCGCCGGGGCATTTTTTTGTGCGCTCCGGTCCCTCGCTAGAGACTGGGTTGCACGGTATACCGCCTTGAAACGAAAATCTAGGCTCTACTGATGGACAGCCTTCGAATCCTCGAAAGCTTCCTTGAAGCGCCGAATGCACTTATTGATAGCTTGCCTGGTGCATCCGAGATCATCGGCGACCTCTTTAACTGGCCTGCCTTCAACCAGAGCTATGCGCGCGCCTTGCTCGCTAACGCCTCCGCCCGACTTGATCATCTTTGCGATTGCGCTGAATTGTTCGTTTGTCATGGTGACCCCCTTTTGCTGGCTTGAGAGTAAACCAATTTGGTTTCCAATGTGAAACTATTTTGGTTTCCGGCCACAAATAAGCTCAGCCGGCACGCTCACGACCTCGCCCAGGTGCGCGGAAACGATGGCGCTCGATTTACCGTCTGTCGCCTCACCACCGCTTAACTAGATAGGTGGCTATCATTGCGCGCTACGAAATTGTGCAGCCTTAAACGTGGCGCGCTCATGTGCGGTCTGGTAAATTATCGACTACTGTATGGAATAACAGTGTCAGGTGACGTGGAAGGGACCGTAGCAGAATTAGAAGCTGGTGCCGTGCAAGGGACTATGATAGGCATCAGACTGATGCGATTTGCGAACTGACGGCGCTTTGATGGCGCCTGGTAAGACTTCCGACCATTCCAAGAAGCTGCCGCCCTGGCGCTGAAGTTGACCTGAATTACATTCCCGCCGACCTGGGCAATCGACGCATTGCACGACGCGCCCAGGTTGCGATCAATCACTTCCTTCAGGGCCTGAATACTAGAGCCCGAAATGTATTCGACCAGCTCTTTGCCGGTCTTGCCCGCGAGTGCAGCGATCTCTTCGATCAAGGCAAGGTCGGAGCCTGCAAACAGAACATAATCATCCTTGGTCATGGATTAACTCCCTTGCTGATCAAGCCTGCACGCACCGAAGGCATAACCGCATCGACCGGGTAAAGCCTGGTCAGGCCATGGACTGCAGCGGCTACTTCAAACACGGCGAGGTATTCGCCGGCAAACTCTACATTTTCTTCCCTGGTCAAAGCGGTCACCCCAAAAAATTAGTGGTTATTATGCGCGCTGCTTGGCGATGAATTCAGGCAGCCGGCCAGTCCTTTTGTACTCTTCGAGAATGGCGCGCATTGCGATTCTAGCCATAACGCTGTGCAGCTGCCCTTCCTTGTGGGCCATTTCTTTCCATTCGTCATACTCCTTGTCGACGAGTCGCACTTTTATCTGTTTTTCGTGCATCAGTTCTTCTGGTACGTATGCCATATCAACCCCTTTGTATTGCGATTATCAGTCTGGTGCTGCTTTCTTCTTTGCTTTCGGGAAGTCGCTAAGCTCAGTCCCTTTTGCCTTTCCGTCCGGTAGCACAGTGACGAGAATTTCTCTCCCTGCCTCCACCGCCTTCGTTATTCCTTGATGACTTACACCGAGCATCTTTCCTACCTTGGCCGGGCCAAGCTCTGCAACCAGTTGCTTTAGCGGAACACCTTGCATGAACGACTCCCCCGCCTGTTGATACGCTATGGTAACTAACGGTTGCGGAGTCTTCAACGGTATTTCGTAAAGTCTAGTCCCTTTGGAGTCTCCTGCAACTTAAAAATTATTTCACATAAAGGGCTTTACAGGCCCGCAACCGTGAGTTACCTTTTGATCCATCGAGACGGTCCTTTGCAAGAGCCTTGCGAGGGACCGGATTCGACCGCTCTTTAAAATCGACAAAGACAGACCCTGGTGCCATACGGCATTTGAATTCAGGGAACAGTACGCAACACGGCCTGCTTCCGTGACCGAGAGATCGGCACGCAAGGTTTGCCGCAGAGAATTTCACTGATGCCACTTCGATGAGGTGGCATTGGGAAATCAACTAACCAACGCAAGCAGGGGTGCAAGCACATGAACAACGAAACAGGGATGGCCTTACAAGGCGAGGACTTTGAAATGAACGTGATCAGCCTTCGCGGGTTGTTCGTCACCAACAAGACGGGCGGATCTGCCACCTACCCGAGCGAGCGAGTTGCACGCCAGGCGCAGCAACGTATGCCAGGCAGCGGTCAGGCTCGCACCTTCCGCCATCACAGCCGCCTTTAACGCACATAAATAGCGGTCTCTTCCACGTCACCGAGGGATACTTAAATGTTCAACTCCACAGCGAGAGCGGTTTTCGATGAACGATTGAAAAAGATCCACGCAATGCCCGCCGGCGACCTGGTTGGCAGCGAGTCGGAACTGAATTACCTGCAAGGCTTTGTCTCCTACGCCCTTTGGAATGGCGACATCGACCACCAAGAATCAAGCCAGATGAACAGCAACCTCGCGGCGGCCCGAAGCGCTCGCGTCTCCCGCCTTTGCAGCGCCACCGAGAGGATGCACGCATGACTACCGCACCGGTTAAGTCACTGATCGACGAGCAGCTTGAGTCCATCGAGCGCAGCCTTGGAATTATCGAAGTCAGCACGCAGATCTACGGACTGCTGGGCATGCCCCGCGACTTCCGGGTATGCGACCTCCCGAAGAAAATGTCTGCCACGCAGAAAGGCAACAGGATTGCCGTGAGAGCGCAGCCATGACGCAGACGACTGATGACAAGTTGCGCGAACTGGCCAAGGCCTATTCCCGGCATCGGGAAGCATGGCGAAAGAACGCCCAGGCCATCCGCGAACAGCATGCCGAAGCCGAAACATTCGTCGACCTGAAGCCATTCCGTAACCGCTACATGAGCGGCGATGTGACCGACGATCCTGATTGCAGCATCGTTTGGCGAGGCTGGCTCCATGCGGTTGATGAATGTCACGCATGGGACGGCACGGAATTAGACGAAGACGACATCTACCGGTCGATGGCGATCCTTCTCGATGAGCGCAAAGAGATCAACGCCCAAGGCGCCCGCATCCGCAACCGCCTGCGCATCATCGGAGACCAGTTACTGAGGGCTGAGCCATGAGCACCAGCTACGCAGACAGCGCCCAGGCCCGGGAATGGGATCGGCGATACGACGCATATGGCAGGCCAAGGCAGGTGTCGGCTGACTTCTTCCACGACTACGAGGCGAGCGCCGCCCGCAGTGCTGAGCGGGAAGCTATTCGACTGGCCGAGCGCAAGGCCGCCCAGGTGCGGATTAATGCAGCGGTCGAGCAGATCGGCGACTTCTTTGGCTTGAATGACAATGTTTCTAATGGTCCCTTGCACGGGACTTGCGACGTACAAGGGGTGAACATGAACGCAACGACTGAGCTGGCCACCGTACCACCAAAGGAAACGGCGCTGGCCGTGTACAGCGCGGCAAACGGGCTCGATCCATGGCTTGAGCAGATCCGCGGCGAAGTCGACAAGTTCCTGTCGGTGCTTCCGGACCTGACCACCAAGAAAGGCCGCGACCTGTATGCCTCGATGGCGCACAAGATCGCCAAGTCCAAGACGGCGCTGGATGCTGTCGGCAAAGAACTGTCGGCCCAGCAAAAGGAAGTCCCGAAGCGCATCGACGCCGAGCGCAAGCGCGTGTGGGACAAGCTGGAAACCTGGCAAAAGGAAGTCCGCAAGCCGCTGGACGACTGGCAGGCAGCCGAAGACCGGCGGATTGACGCCATCAAGGCGGATATCGAGCTGATCAGTGATCACGCCATGCATACGGATGGCGTCACCGCCGCTGACCTTGAGGGGCGCATCTCAAGGGTTGAGGCGGTCACCATCGAGGGCAAGTGGGCAGAGTTCCAGCTGGACGCGGCGAAGGCTAAAGATTCGACACTGGCCACGCTGCGCAATGCGCTCACCGCTCGCAAGCAGTACGAGGCGGATCAGGCAGAACTGGCCCAGCGCCGCGCTGACGACGAGGCCCGCGCCCAGCGTGAGCATGACGAGCGGATCAGGAAGGAAGCGGCCGAGCAGGCGCAGCGGGACGCCGACGAGGCAGCCCAGCGCGAGCGGGACCAGGCCGAGCAGCGCGAAAAGGCGCTGAAGCAGCAGGCCGAGGAATCCGAGCAGAAGGCGAAGCAGGCCAAGGCCGATCAGGAGGCGGCCGAGCAGCGTGCAGAGCGCGAGCGCGAGGAATCGGCAGCCAGACAAGAGCAGGCAGTCGAGCAGGCGCGCATCGCCGAGAAGAAGCGCGCAGATGATGCCGCCGCCGAGATTGTCCGCCAGCAGGACGCGCGGGCAGCTGATACGGCGCACCGAGCCAAGATCAACCGGTCCGCACTGGAAGCCTTCACCGCCAACGGGTTGACCGAAGCCTGCGCCAAGCAAGCCATCACGCTGATTGTGCAGGGAAAGATCCCGGCCATCGCCCTGACCTACTGAGGTCCGCATGAACACACCACGACTGACCGCCCAGTTCGACTGGATGACGGTAGGCGCGTTCGACCCTGAGCAGTTCCAGGGCGATGAGCGCAAAGAGTACGAAGACGAGGCGCTGAAAATTGAGCGCCAGTGGGACAACCAGCCAATCTGAGGCAGAGCAAATGAGCATCGCGACTCTAATTTTAGGCAACTCAGGCAGCGGCAAATCAACCAGCCTTCGCAACTTCGACCCTAAAAAGACGCTGGTAATCCAGTGCATCAAGAAGCCACTGCCATTCAAGGCAGAAGGCTGGAAGGTTCGCGCAACCATGAAGGACGCGGGCAATGTAATTCGAACAGACAACCCGGCCATGATTGAAAAGATCATGCGCAGCTCACCCCATGAGGTGGTCGTGATCGACGATTACCAAGCGGTAATGGTCAACGAGCTGATGACCCGGAGCAGTGAAACCGGCTACACGAAGTTTTCCGACATCGGCAAGAACGCCTGGAACATCTTCAACGCCGCCGGCGACCTGGCCGACCATCGCCGGGTTTACATCCTGGCTCACACGCAGACCGACGACTTCGGAAACGTTCGAATGAAGACGGTAGGCAAGATGGTCGACCAGACCCTAGTCCCTGAAGGCTTCTTTACGATCGTGCTAAGGACTGAGGTCAACAACGGGCATTACCAGTTCAGCACGCAAACGAATGGCCAGGACTGCTGCAAGAGCCCTATCGGCATGTTCGAGGATCGACTCATCGAGAACGATCTTGCCCAGGTCGACGAGATGATCGGTGAGTTCTACGGGATGGAGGTCCACGCATGAGGCCTCTCGATCTGACCGGGCAAAGGTTCGGCCTGCTCTCTGTTGTAGAGCGAGCCGAAAAACAAGGTGCTCAGGCTATGTGGCGCTGCCTGTGTGACTGCGGGGTCGAATGCACCAAGGCGCTTGGCAATCTGCGGAATGGACATACAAGAAGCTGCGGATGCCTCCGATCGGTAGTGACGACCGAAGCCAAGACCAAGCACGCCATGTATGGCACGCCGACGTACCGGTCCTGGTCATCGATGCTGGAACGCTGCAACAGCCAATCAAACCACAAGTATCCGGACTATGGCGGCAGGGGCATCACCGTCCACGACCCCTGGCGAGACTTCGCGGCCTTCTTGGCGGACATGGGCGAGCGCCCGCCAGGCACAACCCTAGGCCGGGAGGATAACGACGGAAACTACGAGCCGGGCAACTGCAGCTGGGAGACGGCCACGCAGCAGGCAAGGAACAAGCGCAACACCAAGCTATTCGAGTTCGAAGGAATTACCGCAACGCTGCCCGAGCACTGCGAAAGGCTCGGGCTCAACACCAGCACCATTCGAAGCAGGGTTTACACCTATGGCTTCTCGATTGAAAAAGCACTGACACAACCAAACCGAAACTAAGGCCCTGGAGGCACTTAAATGGCACGCGCATACAACCTCGACACCCAAGCAGCTAAAGAAGCGAACACCGGCGGCAAGCGCATCACGGAAACCGGCAAGTATCTCGGCACCATTACTTCGGCGTTCTACGAGAAGAATCCGAAAGGCACTGAAAGCGTGAACCTGATGTTTATCGCCGACAACGGCCAGGAAGTCGGCCCGCTCAACCTGTACACCCACAACAGCAGCGGTGAAACGCTGGCCGGGTACAAGCAGCTCAACGCCCTGATGACCTGCGCCAAGGTCAAGGCGCTGAACTGGAAGCAGGAACCCATCGAGCTTTACGACTACGACCAGAAGGTCATGGTCTCCAAGCAGAAAGAATGTGCCATCGAGCTGAAGGGCAAGAAGCTCGGCCTGGTTCTGCAGCAGGAGGAATACCTCAAGCAGAACGGCGAAGTGGGCGAGCGCATCATCATTGCCGCCCCGTTCGAGTACGGAACCGAGCTGATGGCCGCTGAAATCCTGTCCAAGCAGACAAAGGCATCATCCCTCGGCGGCTTCATGGCGTTCATTGCGAAGAACCCAGTGCGCAAGTTGCGCAACCAGCCTGCTCAGTCCCCGAGTTACCAGAGCGGCCCAATGACTGAGGAACCGCACTACGAATTCGACGATATCCCGTTTGATTGATCGAATCGCGGCATAGCAATAACCCGATGCCGGAATCACGGCATCGGTCATTCAGCAAAAACCATAGGGGTAACAGATGAACGCAATTATCTTTGATTCGGAGACTACAGGCCTGAGAGACCCGCAAATGGTCGAAGGCGCCTATCTCAAACTCGCCGACATCCAGACCCTGGAAGTCGTCGAAGAATTCCTGCAGCGCTACAAGGCTGACAAGCCGATCGAGCTGGGCGCTCTGGCCACCAGCCATATCTACGACGAAGAACTGGTCGACTGCCCGCCGCACACCGAATTCGCGCTGCCCGCCGGCACCACCTACATCATCGGCCACAACGTCGACTATGACTGGAACGTGATCGGTCAGCCGGATGTGAAGCGGATCTGCACCCAGGCGCTGAGCCGTTCGCTATGGCCGGATGCTGACTCGCACAGCCAGTCGGCGATGATCTACCTGCACTACCGGGAGCATGCGCGCGGCCTCTTGCAGAACGCTCACGCCGCGCTCGATGACGTACTCAACTGCCGCCGGCTTCTGGTCAAGATCCTGGAAGAGCTCGCCACCCGCAACGGCGCAGCGGTTTTCAGCTTCGAAGACCTCTGGATGATCTCCGAAGAGGCGCGCATTCCGACGGTGATCAGGTTCGGCAAGCACGCCGGATCGAAAATCGAAGACATTCCGGCCAGTTACAAATCCTGGCTGCTCGGCCAGCCCGACGTCGACCCGTACCTGCGCAAGGCGCTGACCAAATAACCACCAAGTAACCGACCAAAGGGCGCCATGAGCGCCCTTTCCTTTGGGTGCAAAATGAACCAATACAACGACCTAAAATCCATCGACAGATCTTCGCTGGAATCCGCGAAGGCCGCCTTCTTTAAATCTGGCGGCAAGATCAAGCCGCTGGAGTCCTTCGAATTCAAGCCCCTACCCCCGCGCATCGAGCCTCAGCTGACGCAGGAAGAGATCGAGCTGCGACAGATGGCCGATCAAATCCGAACGCTGAGCGCGACGATGTTCAAGCTGGAAATGTCCAAGACCCTTGGCATATCGCAGGACCGTATTCAAAAGATCTGCAAGCAGTTCGGAATAAATCTGCGCAATGGAGCAGGCCGTAAGCCGAACAGCAAAGGCGCCTACACCATCGACCCGGAAGAAGATAAGCGGCTAGTAGAGCGATTGAGTGCACTGGCTGAGATCGGCGTGACTAAGCACAAGGCGCGCGCCCAGGTCGACATTGGCTGGCACAAGCTCCAGCGGCTGATCGAGCAATACAAGATCCCCTTCCCGAGCCGTACCAAGTGCGCATGATCCGATCCAAGGTGCGCCAGCGGGCGCGCCAACATCAACACGACCTACCTGCCAGCGGTATCACCCATGACCATACCCAATACCAGCCACCAGTTAACGATGATGGACGCGATCCTGATCTTGCTGCTCGCCTACCGGATACACGGGACGGACGCGGCCATCAAGGCTTCAGCGTACTCAGTGCGCGATAAGGTCCGGATCGCCTGCCGACCGGTCATCAACAAGGTTATCCGCTGCTCGTCGCCGATCAAGTGGGCAGAGGCTATCTGCCGGGACGACGAATTATGAGCGAGATTGCAAGGGCGCCCAGCGGCTGCCGGGTTGGCGCATCGCATCAGAAGGCGAAGCTGACCAGCGAACAGGTGGCCGAAATGCGGGCCATCTACGAAACCGGCGGCAAGGGCTACGGTTTCTTGGCTGAGATCTACGGGTGCGGAACCTCGACAGTCCGCGACATCGTGCAATACCGCACGCGCTTTGCAGGATAAGGGATAGGGATATGGCGAAGAGTACGCAGGAGCGGTCAGCGAAGGCCGCGAAGAAGCGCGAGCAGTACGACGAGAAGGAATTGCGGCATCGGGTCAGGATCGGCATTCATCAGGCGATGGACCGCATCCGGACGCGATCAGGCACCGAAGAAATCAGCGAAGTCATGCAGCTGGCCATCCTCAAGATGGACGCCATGACCGACGCCGAACTGATCGAGTTTCTGACGCCTCCGCGCCACAAAGTGACAATCAGCAAATCGTTGCGCGAACGGTTCGACAACGAGTCCCGACGTGAAGCCGGTTATCACAGTGATGACAGTGAGTACGAGGTAATCGAACCGAACCGCCTGCCGCACGGCCCCGACGAATGCGCCAAGGCCCAACTCGACATCCTCAGCCAGGAGTAACCCGCATGGAAACGACCTACACCCACCGCCCGACCGGGCGCACCTACTCGCTGGCTCGCACTTCTGCAGAGTTCGCGATCCTGCATCACCTGACGGGCGGCCTGAAGCTGATCCGTCTGGATTCGCTGGCTGACGGAAGCACCTGGAGCGTTAAGCCATGAGCGATATTCCGAAACATATGGGGCACATGGACCATGGATCGACGACGTGCGGCCGAATAGTCATGAGCCGCTGGGATCAGCCGGAGCGGCAAGACAATGCAAAGGATCTCCAGCGATTCATCAAAGACATTCAGCGAAGCGGATATACCCATTCGCGCATTGAGCGCTTCCAGGGCGATCTGATGCCTGACTGGGTTGGGCAGTCCTACTGCGACGACAAAGAGTGCAAGTGCTGGAGTTTCCACCCTATCGGTCACCGAGCCTAACCCCTACCCCACACAAGAGCCTGCCGGTGTACGGCGGGCGAGGATGAGTTATGACCATCGAAACGTACTACGGCGCCACTGGGTCGCTGATGGTTAAGCATGCAGACCATATCCAGGTTGTTGACCAGCTCAAGGCTGAGAATGAGGCGCTGCGCGAAATGAAGCTGCCACATTTACTGAAACTGTCTGACGATATGCGTGCAGCGGGAGACCATGCCGTCAGCCGAGCGCGTGAAGACGGGTGCGCAAGTGTTACGGTTCTGGATGCCGTGTTCTTCGAAGCGGCTGCCCAGCGCTGGCTGAACGACCAAGAGGAAGCCGTCGACGCAGCAGCGAGTATGGTCGAGCGGTCATGAATCAAGGCCGGCAGGCAGCTAAACTGTCGGCCAACTAAACGAATCGTCAGGGGTGGCGTATGGCTGCGAAGCGCGGGGTGCGTGCGGCATCGAAAAGCAGTATCGAGATCAGCTTTATGGTCGATGGGCGCCAGTGCCGGGAGCGCCTGCCGCTGGAGCCTACGCCGGCCAACCTGAAGCGGGCGCAGCAGCAGAAGGCGTCGATTGATCTGGCGATCCACCGGGGCGAGTTTGAGTATGCCGAGGCGTTTCCCAGGTCGAAGCGGGCGGCGGCGGCTGTCGGCCAGTCCGGACAGGTTCCGCTGGGCCAGTACCTGGACGAATGGCTTGAGCGAAAGGCCGGCATCCTGAAGGCGTCCACGCTGGACGGTTACCGCAAGATCGTTGCGGGGGTTCTGGTCCCGGCGCTGGGCAGCTTGGCGCTGGCATCGGTCACGCGCAAAGAGGTCAAGGCGGCAATGGCAAAAATGTCGGCGACCAACAAGCGGCTGGCCAACGTGCAATCGTGCCTGCGCTCGGCCCTGAGCGATGCCGTGGATGATGAGCTGATCGAATCGAACCCATTGGCCGGCTGGACGTATTCAGTTAAGGGGAAGCCGCGCACCGAGGACGAGATCGACCCGTTCAGCCCGGACGAGCAGCGGGCCATTCTGGCGGCAGCGACCGGCCAGTATCGGAACCTGTTGCAGTTCGCCTTCTGGACCGGCCTGCGCACGTCGGAGCTGGTCGCGCTGGAGTGGGGCGACATTGACTGGCATCGCGGGGAAGTGAGGGTGTCGCGGGGGCTGACGGCGGCGGCCAGCGAGGCAGAGACGCCGAAGACGGCGGCGGGGGTTCGTAGCGTGCGCCTCCTGCCGATGTCGTTCGAGGCGCTGAAGGCCCAGCGCGAGCACACCTATATAGAAGGGAAAGCCGTTTTCCACGACCCGAGGCACAACCGGGCATTCAACGGGGACCAAGAGATCCGCAAGTCCTTTTGGGGGCCGGTGATCAGAAAGGCAGGCGTGCGCTACAGGAACCCGTACCAGACCCGGCACACCTACGCCTCCATGATGCTGAGCGCGGGCGAGCATCCGATGTGGGTAGCCAAGCAGATGGGGCACACGTCGTTCCTGATGATCAGCCGGGTTTATGGCCGATACATCCCGAACGAATCTGACACGTCCGGCGATCTGGCGGCGGCCAAGTTTGGATCGGATAGCTCGGAGCGACGGCAGGCTGGCTAGGCGTGAGCAAATAATCCTATCAATGTTTGATTCGTGTATTGCTCAGTCCCTACAGAGGGACTATGATTAATCCAGGGGTTATACATTGATAGGGTGCAAATATGGAAATCTCACTGGCTTCACGCGCAGGCTCGGCAGTTGTTCGTTCTACAGAGGTGGCCGAGCGTTTCGGCAAGCGGCATGACCACGTTCTTCGAGACATTGACTCCCTGATTCGAGAGGCTGAATCTCACTCCCCAAAATTGGGGGGTGAGCTTTTCACAGCGACAGAGTTCGTCAACGGACGAAACAGAACGTACCGTGAATTCCTGATGAATCGTGACGGCTTTGCACTGCTGGCCATGGGGTTTACTGGGAAAGAGTCGACCAGCTGGAAATTGAAATACATCGACGCATTCAACGCCATGGAAAGCACTCTCGCCTCTCAGGGCAAGGGGCTGATGCAGGCGCTGTCGGATGCCGTGTCAGCCTTTGAGGAAGATCGGGAAAAGGCCAGCCAGTACGGTAAAGCACTGTCCACCTGGAAGAGGATCAAGGATCAGCACATCGAGGCGATCATTGATGCCAACAAAAAGACGCAGATGCTGCTCGACCTCAAGTAACGGTCGAATCAACGAGGCCGGGCAGTCCGGCGACAAATAAACGAAGGGGTGAGTGATGGAATACGAAGAAGTCCGCCGCAAGATCGTAGGCGAAACCTGGATAGAGACCGACACCGTCGCAAAGCAAAGAGCAACCAAGAACACCGAGACGCTGACGATCAAACGTCACCGCGTCCGCGCCATCGTGCTTGAGTGCGGCCACTCCAGACCTGTCACAGCATTTATTGGCAAGGTTCCTTCCGGCAGCACCGCATGCACAGAGTGTTCAATTGAACACAACAAGGAGTTCATCGCCTCAAGGAATGCAAAAATTAATGCAGCACTCGAAGCGACCGGCAGCGACACGCAAGTAAATTTGGAGGGGTGAGTGATGAGCAAGGAAGAGAACACGCCGTACAGCTTCAAGGGCGACAACGCCAAACTGGTCAGCAGCATCAAGTCGCTGCTGGCCCTCGATAGCAAAGGCGCACTTGTGCCTAACGGAATCGGCGGGCTGGCCCGTCAGTTGCTGGAGTCGGTAGTCGAGCGTCTGGTCGTGGATGCGCAGGCGGTTGAAGCGATCCCGCTAAGCGATTGCGTGCCGGGCTGGCATTCCGATTACAACGATGGCTTTTTCGCTACTGAAGACGCCGTAGTGAAGCTATACCGCCATCCGCCAGCGACCAATGTAGAGGCCGCCGCCAAGAAGCTGGCCGCCTGCATGGATTACCCGTGGGAGCACATGCCTGAGCAGGGTCGCGCCTCGATGCGCGAGCACGCGAAAGCCATTGTGAGCGCCGCCCTATCCGCAAGCACAGAGGTGCAATCATGAGTGCAAGCCGAGACGATCTAGACCGGGCGCTGTCCGTGGCATACGACGAAATCGACAAGCTGCGCGCCAAGCTGGCCGACGCCGCCCAGTCGCTGGAGACAATCAGCCTTCAGGCCGGGCGCGACGAATTCATGAAGGACATGACCCAGATCCAGGGGTATGCAAACAGCCGAGCCAGGGTTGCCCAGGGCGCCCTATCCGCCAGCGTATAGCCGGCCAACAAGGAGAGCGCGCAATGAACAAGCGAAGAGAGTCAAATTGGTGGCCGATCTGCCCGGCCCGCGCACGCAAGTTGCGCAAGAAAGGCGTGATGGTGCGCTGGTCTAGCCAATTCGAAAGCATGGTTCGCTGGAACCCATTAAAGAAGGAAAGCGCGCAATGAGCGTCGACAAAGAGAAGCTGAAGGCGCTGATTGCCGAGTGCCGGTATGGGGTTTCAGGAAAAGGGCCAGCTATCGAGGTTGCAAACGATTTGCTGGTTGACTGCTGCGATAATCTTGAATCCCTGCTCGCGGAGATTGAGCGGATGACCGATAGTCTTGTCGCTTCGACGAAGGTCAATAGCGCTGTGATGGTTCGCGCAAACGGCCTTGAAGCTGAGAGCGAGGCGCTGCGCAAGGACGCCTCTTGCGTGGACGACTTATCCGCCCTTGTTCGCCAACTAGTCCAGCGCCTGAGAAAGGCCGCTCCATACAACGACCTTCCAGAAAAAGCACTGGACTACTTGAAGCGCAAAGGCTTGCAAGGTAGTCCGCTGCGCACCAATCAGGACGATCCGACTGAGCGCGCCGCGCAGGAGATTTATGAAGGCTGGTCTGGGCAAGAAGGTTTCGTGCCATGGGTTCCCGGAGGAAATTCGCTAAAGCAGGGCGAGGCTCGCCAGCTGGCCCGTAACGCCATTTCCGACGACAAAAAAACGGGTGACTAGAAAGGGACTATCAGTCACGCCTAAATGCGGTTTCAGCAGCTTTTCAGCTACCACACCTCTACAGGCCACGGAATACAACGACCGACCGGGGGTTTAAATCCCCCGGATGATAAAAGAACCCACCGAATCGGGAGTAAGCGAATGAGCAGTAAAACTGTCGAAGTCCCACGCGAATTGCTTGAGCGATATGTGTCTGATGTGGAGGCGCACAATTATGGATTCGATGGGGGTGATGAGATCCGCGATATCTTGGATGCCCCTGTCGTCGAGCGCCAGCCGGTGGCGTGGCTTCGAAAAGTTACAGATGAGGGCGGAAATAAATATAGTGTTGAATTGCTGCACAATAAACCGAGTATCTTTCACCCGTATCAGTGGGACTCGCGACCGGCAACTGGATTCAAAATTATTGATAGCGCACTTTATGCTGAGCCGCCCGAGCTCGCCGAACTGCAAGCCACCATTGCCCACTTGCGCAACGACCTGGAAGGTACGCGACTGCTAGCCGCTGACCAACTGCTTAAGATCAAGCAGCAGGTTGCTGAAATCGAGCGGCTGAAGGGTGAGCCGGCATCGGCGGCAAAGCCAGTGCTCAAATGCTCGTTTTGCGATATGACTGACGATGAAGGAAACCCTTGGTCGACCTTCTTCAGCACTAAACACGGGAAGCTTATCTGCCAAATAGCTGGGTGCAAAGATCACAAGCATCTTGTGGATGCCTGCATCGACAAGATCAAGGAGCTAAATCAATGAAGGCTCTCCCCTCTCAGTCGTTCTGGCTACCGAATCCCCCTACGGAACATCCTTGAAAAATACATGATGCCCGAGCTTCAGCGTCTGCTTTGCTTTAGCTGCCCAATCCGGAGCCTTCGGCATGGTGGTCGCGTAGTAGTGTGTCGCGCCGCCGGTGGGATCGGGCACCTTGCCGGTCATCACCTGCTCAGCGGCGATCTGCGCTTGAGCAAACTCGCGGAACGGGATCGACTTGGCGCCACTCAGGTACGCGAAGTTCGGGTCGTTCTTGTTCCAGCAGCTGTACTGGTACGGCTTCTGGCACACACCGGCATAGCCTTCGCCCCACCAGGACTGAGCCTTGCCATCGTTCACGCGGTTGCGGATGGTCCAGGCGACGGCGATCTGTCCGGCCAAGCTTTCGCCGCGAGCTTCACCCCATAGGGTGCGAGCGAGGATGTCCCGGTCTTTATCAGTTGTGGTCATTACTTTTCTCCAGGCGAAAAAAAGCCCGCTCAATGGCGGGCTCATTTTGATGATATTTTATGCGGGTGACTAAGGCATCCGCTTTGCTGCTCATTCAAACATGACGCATCCGGGCGCCTAATCTCCGGCGTTCTACCGAACAGAAATCTCCACTTACCTTGACGCTAGCCTGTTCTAACATTACTGTTCGCCGCCTTAAACTCACGACGGAAATGGCGAACTCCAGCTCCGCTTTGGAGATTCACCATGTCGGAAACCATATGAAATATATAGACACCTTCATTAGGCTGATAGGAATCACCTCACTTGTTTTTCTTCTGAGCGGATACTCGAACTCAAAAGACTGGCAATATGTTGACTGGATGGCTATAGGCATTTGGATTTGGCACGAATACGAAATACGGAGAAAAACAAAGTCCGACACCGATAAAAAATAGATTCAATAGAAACTAACGGAGCTTCAAATGCTAAATGAATTCATGTACCCAATCATAACGTTGGCTATGTATTTATTTTCATGCCTGATAACAAAAAAAGTAGGCACAAGAATAGGTATTGAATCTGAATCGGAAAAGGGCTTCTCAAACTCTCTAGAAGTATTGCGAGGAATGGCTGCGTTCTTGGTGTTTGGTGCTCATTCATCAATGTATTTCGGTCTAGCCCCAAAGCAGGTTTTTGCTGGAACTATGGGCGAAGTTGGAGTTCTATTATTTTTCATGCTTACCGGGCATTTGTTTTGGTCGCAGGTAAGAAACAATCGTTATAGGGCTGAATCGTTTTACAAAAAAAGGATTCTCAGGCTTGTACCTGCTTACTTAGTTGTAATTTCGACCTTCATTTTTCTTGATTGGGCAAGAGCAGGATTCCCAGTGCCTAACACCACTCAATTGATAGCCATTATTAGAAACTATGGCTTCGGATTTGGCACCGTAGTTAATAGTATCGGCAACGTAAACGACGTCTTCTCAAAAGATATGTACCTGAAAATAAATAGCATTTGGACTTTGCGCTGGGAGTGGTTGTTTTATCTTGTGATCCCGCTTCTGGCCGTATTCAATAGATTCTATATTGCAACCTTATTCGTTTTGTTTGTATGTGTGGCCTTCTACAATCCACTGGATCTATTAAACGGAACAACGGACATCGTCTTTATACTGGCATTTTGGTTTGGGGCTCTTTCTGCTGAAATTGAGATGAAGAAGGAAACTTTATTTAAGTTTCTCAACTCAAGACTGGCAAGCAGCATGCTTCTTTTTTGGGGCATTGCAGGCTTGTTGTTGTATTTATTCCATGGAGAAATCGAGCGGAAAAATGTAAGGGTGCCTTACATGCTTTTATGCATGTTCCCAGTGTTCATGTATTTTGTATTATCGAAAGGATTTCCAGAAAGACTGACTTGGAAGCCAATGCAGATGGTTGGAAAGATAAGTTACTCATTCTATCTTTGGCACCTAGGCATCAACTCTTACGTCATGTACATAGTTACTCAGTACTTCCATGACACGCAAAACTGGACAGCAATGATTTTGATTTGTTTTGTAATGATGTTGTTTGCAACAGTCATATCTTGTTTTAGCTACAAATTCATTGAAGAGAGATTCATGCACAGAAAGAGCAGTCCAGCGCTAGTTCCGTCTATCGCCTAGGTAATTTATTACTGCTAATCGAAGGCGCTGGCCGGACTGTACCGGACCAGCCATTCAACGCGAAAGCTGGCCGAGCGATACGGGATCAGCGGAGGAAATGAGGAGGGCCGGCATTGCGCCGGCCTTTTTGTTGGTGGCGGATTTAACCCATGGCCGTCTGCCAATCCAGCGTGACCGGCGTGCTGACCAGCCCGGCGCCCGTCACTGTGTTGTACACCCTGACGGTAATCGTGTTGAGTGCGGAAGCCGTCATGACCAAGGCGAGCGAGGCCGCTGACCTGTTCTGCATTTTGGCAATGGTTGGCGCCACGCGCCCGTTATGCGGAATGACGATATCTCCCGATGCGTTGGTGCTTCCGGAAAAATGTCCAGATCCCACCTCGGCAGCGATCTTGCCAACACCGGCATAGATCGGGTTTACCCCGCCAAGATCGAAAATCTTTCGCCCGGTCACTTCAATCAAGGAGTTGACATCGCCGCAAATGATGGCGGCTACAGCAGAGCCACCTTTCCCCCAGTCGGCGATTTTCGGGTTGTGGATGCTCATGCGGACGTAAGGCCCTGCCACGTTTACCGCCTCGGCAGTCGCCAAGCTGGCCGATAGGTTGACGATATCGATGTCGCAGGAATCCGGGACAACAAAAACCGGCTTCGCTCCCGTATCAACAACGGCCGGGTCCATCTGAATACTGAGGTTTACAATTGTGGCTGTATGCCCTCGCGCAGAAGCATCCACAAAATAACCATATGCGCAGTTGTCCAAGAACATATTGGTCACTTTCGTTTTGAACGTAGTCCCGTTCGTGACATCCCCGGATACCTGCCAGCCAATGCGGTGGAAGATGCTGAAATAGTTCTCGATGAACAAGCCGTCAGCGCGCCAGGTGTTGAGCCCGATGGTGTTCAGTTTGTGATAGGCCCAAACGGTCGCGTGGAACGACCAGTAAGGCCACCAGTTGACGTTGAGCAGGCGCGGGCAGTCATAGGTCAGCTTGAGCAGAATGCCGGTCATGATCGGCTGCCCATACAGCTTGTCGATCCACACACGACCTTGCTGGCCGTTGGTGACGTACAGGCCCTTGTACGGGTTGAGCATGCACACATTGAATATCTTTAAGTCAGCGCAATCGGAGGCATAGACATCGTAGTCGTAGACGGTAGGAACGAATGTTCCAGCGGTTACGTTATGCGACCTGAGCGTGCCGATATCGCGCAGCTCGACTCCCTGGAAGCCTGCCGCCACGCGCTGAATGTTGAAGCCTCGACCTGGATGGTTGAAATGGAACCAAGATCCAGCGCCCCGAACGTTCTGGAAGGTGCCGATTGACAGCTGGGTCTCAACGCTATGGCCAAACATGGCGACCGACATGGTGATATCGATGGGCGCAGTGGTCTGGTACGAGAAGCCAGATGGCACCGCTGGAACGATAAGCTTGCGAACTCCTGCGTTTACAGCGCTTTGGATGGCGACCGTATCGTCAGCGCCTATTGCTCCATTCCAAGTGCCGCGAGCGCCGAACTGTTTGATGCTGACACCGTCGATGTACACCAGTTTCCAGCGGCCGCCATCAGCAGCCACGATAATTGTCCCGCCATTGTCCACAGAAGTTGTGTCGGAGACGTCTAGGCGGTACTTACTATCCCCGCCGCCATCACCGGGAGAATAATAGCCGACAGTCAAGGCGTACTTGGATGCGGACGCTTTAGAGAGCGCTCTTAGGTCTGCAATGGTCCCCACAACCTGTAGTGCTCGGCCGATTTTTGCAGAACCTTTCGTAGCATCAGCCGTTTCTGCTATTTCTTGCCGCAGCGCAGCGTCACCAATCGAAAAGAACTTAGCCGAGTCGGCTGCCCAGGTAGTTGTAGTAAAGGGAAGGCTGGCGTCCTTTGCTCTGTACAGCTCGCCGCTGAAGCGGACGGTCTGTGTTGGGCGTGTAATCCCAAGTCCGGCCACATAGTCGATCGGAACCTCGTAGCCGCTAGACTCAAGAAATTCATTGAATTCGACGACTCGCTCAGCCTGACCGGCATCAAATTCATAACCAATTCCCGCCAGCGACCTGCGCTGGCTGCCAAATCGGTCAGGGTAGGACGCATCCGGACCATTGGCGAACTTGTCGAGGTTCTGCGCGTTATCCTTCAGGTCGCGAACGTCGCTCGACCCCAGCGCGTTGCCGGTGTTGTAGGTCATTGGTAATCCTCGGGCACAAAAAAACCCGCTCAGTGGCGGGCTTATAAATGGGGTTTGGTTCGCTTATGGGGCGGTGGTGCTGTCGTATGCATAGACCCGAGGGTCGTAGTTGATTGCGCTCACTCGCGCTCCGACTGAGCCTCTTGGCGACACGTCGGTGACCAGAGCGGCATACGGCATGCCGAATATCATGTGCGGCGGCTCCAAGGTCAGGCTGGTGTCGGGCGTGAAGTCCAGCCCCGGAACGGTCATGCGGTAGTCGTCGATCCGGCTGGCCGGGTATGGGCCTGATAGCGTCCCGTCCTGACGACGCAGCGAGACTAGATAAGGCCCAGCGCCCGACCAATCGAATGGTTCGGACGAAACCAGCAGGACCGAGCCGCCCATGGGCGCCCAGCTTTGCAGGATCGAACTTTGCGGGTAGCCGGGCACATCATCAGCCAGGCCGATATACGACATATAGCCGCTGTTCAGGCCTGACAGCTCGGTATTGACTACAAAGCTCTTGCGCCGGTACTTGTCAGCGCTGCGCTGCCGCATACCGATCTGATAAGCCTTGTCCTTGTTGATAACCCCCTCAAGGCTGATTTTCTCGACGCGCAGTCCGGCATCGCCAGGCAGTCGGCACTGGACCGTCTCCTTCTGCCAGGTGCGCTCACTCAGATATTCCACGTCTACCCCGTCGAAGTCGTCGATGGTCGGTGCAGACCACGGCCGCTCAATGGTGGTTGTCGCATTCTGCGTCGAGTACATGTGCTGGAAGACTGTTCGCGGCTCATCACGCACCGGCCTGATCTTGCCGCGCTCAAGGGTCAGCTCGGCGAAGCCAGCCCGCAGCGCGTCATTGAGGCAGGCCTTGATGGTGCTGGCACTGGTCACGCCCATATCAAAGCGGTCACCACGCGCCGACCATATCGCATGCAGCCGCGACAGCTCGGCCATGTCGATATCGGACTCGGTGTAGCCGACGGACTTGGCCACGTAGAGGAACCATGGCGCAATGTCGCGAGTGGCGCCGGTCGTGCCGTCTAACTTCGGCAGGATGCGGGTCGCCTCACAAGAGATCAGGTTTTCAGACTCGGATGAGATACGATCGCCACCGCGAACATACACAGCCATGACCGTGACGCCCGCGTAACTGGTCGGCGACGGCAGCAGGGCGCGCAGCCCGTACCACATGCTTTTATCGTTTACTTCTGAAGAATTCTCGCCGCCGACCTTTGGCTCTCGCCTAACCCTGCACTCCGGGCGCATCGGATACGGCAGATTTTCGCGGAACGTGAAGCCTTGGGCGTCCAATGTCGAGCCTTTGACGGTCTTTGATAGCGCGGTCCACGCACCACCAATAGCCATGTCTCGATACTCGAAAACGTGCGTCGACGGAACTTCATAAATAAACCCTGTTCTTCCAAGGCCGCAAAGGCCGCCCGAGAAAAACACGTCCCACTCAATGGCCGTTGCCAGCTCCCCATCTGGGCACGCCGCAAATGCGCCTCGATATCCGCCAGCAAGGTTTGACGAGTCAAGCCCTACATAGCCTTGCCCTGTCTGACTAAATGTCCAACCTGGCCACCCTGCATCGGTCACGCTACCGGATGACTTTAAGCGATCAACCTGGAGGATCGACGAACTGGCCGAAACGATGCGATAGCGCAGACCGACTGGCCCAATCGTAGAAATGGTCGGGCCGACCTTTAGGCCGGTTGCTGCTGCTCCACCTGCGTAGTTCAGGGTCATATCCATAGATGTGACCGTATTGACGGTATAAAGCCCGGCGTTGTCGCCGGCAATTTCTATGCTGTCACCGGCCACCAAACCAAGCTGGGCGATGTCGCCGCTAATCACATCACGCCCACCAGGGCCACCACCATCCGTTACGGTGTAGCTGTACGGAGAGATAACACGAAGCAACAAGCCAGCAGACCAGTCTGCCGGGAACGATCCGGCTCCGGAAGGGATAGTGATAGTTTTTCCGTTGAACTGGTACACGCTGGCAGTAGCCGCCCCGGTCATGGATGAACCGACCGTCAGCTCAAGGCCTGCCGTACCATTCGAACTGGCGCCGACCTCTTTGGCTGGATACCAAAATTGCGACGCCGACTCTGCGCCGATGTTGGCGCCGGGGCCGTAGATAGCAAATGTCGCGTCAGTGCCCAGCGATACCAGGGGGGTTTCACCTACCTTTACCTTATTGAGCGGGATATCGAACTCACCGACGCCAACGCACAGCAGCAGCTCAACCCACTGCTCCCGAGGGCCGCGAAAGTAGCGGCGGGGCTGCATGATACTGTCAGGGTAGATCCGGCCAAAGCCGGCGCGCTCAGGGACAACCGCATTGAGCTTGATCTTGTTGCCTTTGCTCGACGCCTCGTCAAGCGGATCTCCTTGCTTTCCGGCTGACGAGCTCGGCACCCCAGGAGGCTTCGGCATGAGCGCCTTGAACACGGACTTTACTGCGCCAATGAGTACGTTTATGGCGGTGATATTGCCAATAACCCCCTTCGGCTCAATGAACAGGCGAACGCTGTCGTCCGGGCCAAAGGTCGCGGTAGCCCAGTCGGCAGGCGGCACCAATACGCCGTTGATCTCGGCGCTGATCGGCGGCACTTCGCGCAGCTCGTAGCCTTTCACGTTCACCGTCAGCCAGGCGCTAATCGTCTGGGTTTCGTGGGTTTCGTGGGTTTCAAGCGGGAGGCCTTCAAGGCGACTCGGAAATAGCTCTATCACGGTAATATCGCACCTTCAAGTAAGCCCGCTCGAACTCGGGAATGGTCAGCCGGCGTACGCCGGTTTGAGGATTGATCTCAAGCGCATTGAGGCAGCCCTCAACCTCGATGATGACGGCGACATGGGTACACAGGGCGCCATGCAGCACGGCGGCAATGGCGCCGACCTCGGGCGCGCACGCCTCCATGGTCGAAGCCTCGGCGACATAAGCGCGAGTGAAGGCCTTGGGGTCGGTATTGCGCAGGTCGCCGAATGACGGCAGCAGGCGCTTGCCCAGGTGTTCATGCCGGACATGCCGAGCCAACCCCCAGCAATCGAACTCATGCGGGCCGCGCGCACCGTCCTTGTAGCGAACCATCAGGTAGTGATTGAGCCAAGTCATGTGTAGGTCAGCCCCCTGAATTCGTCGGGCGTGTACAGCCGGCGCGGCCATTTCACGTTGATGATCTCGCCGAACCCGGCCTCGACCTGAAGCATTGGCCCCTGCATGGTTCCGCCCGTAATGCGCATGCGATAGGGCGGTTCGGCGGGAGCCGTCAGGTTCGACTGCGCGTAAATCCGGTGCGTGATGAAGCATTGCGCTCCAGCGTCAATCGCTTGATCAATTAGCCGCTGGCCCACCCCTTGGATGTCGCCGATTGCGAACTTGAGGGTCTGCGAGCCCGCGTTTGATTTCTTCGGTAGGGCGATCTCGATGTTCGAGGCGGTGAACGCAAGGATTCGCCCGTCTTCAGTCTGACAGACCTTGTCCTCGAAGCCGGTACACACCAGGATCGGCGCCGCCCAGGCTGAGCACGACAACTCAAGCGTGCTCAGCGGGACAGGGCCGCCCGAGGCGTAAATGATGTCAAGCACTGTGCTGGTCATGCTTCGGGCCACTCCTTGTTGACCGCCCGGTCGAAAATGTCCGATAGCAAGATATAGCCGGGCATCAGCTCGACCCAGTCAGGCGGCAGCAATGGGTTTTCGCGGATCTCGACCTTGGCGGTGTAGGTCCACTTGTCCATGGCGAAACGCTTCGGCCCCTTGATGCCGTCCTTGGTGAAACGGATCACCAGATCGTCGTAGCCCAGCGGCGTGCGTAGCTTCATGGTGAACCAGTCGGCCCGAGCCATCCGGGCCGCCCAGTAGGCGAAAAACTGCGACTCCTGATCGGAGAACAGCCAGGTCAGCTCGATAAAGGTCGGTACGACCTCGAACGTCTGACGCTGGAAGCTGCGACCGCTGGCCATGTCGGTCGACATGATGTTGCTGACCGGGTCGAACTCGTAATCCCTGCGCGTCGGGAGCGGCAGTTCCTTGGGAAAGGCAATCATCGACCCACCTTCTGCATTCCGTAGTTGCTGGAGAGCGCATCGTGGACTTCCTCGTCGTTTCGGATCGAGGCGACCACTACGTCGACGATTTGCTGCTGATTTTCCATGCGAGTGCTAACCGTGCCGGCCTTCTTGCTCTTGTCCTCGAACAGATTCACGACGACTCCGCCGCCGTTGGTGCTGGTGTTCGAGTCATTGGAAGCAGCGCCAGGGCCTGAGCCGGTGTAGGTGCCGGCCGGGCTTGGCACCTCCATTTTCCCGGCGCGCATAGCGTCGAGATTGTCCTTGCCGATACGCGCAGTCGAAGCCGCGTCGAACACGTACTCTTTACCGTGTACCGCTCCCACCACTTCATCGGTGCCGCCGTCTCCGGTGTAACCGCCCTTCTTGAATCCCTTAGTCATGGCCATAATGGCGAGCAGTGCCGCGCCACCGACCACTGCGGCAGCGCCGAAGGTGCCGATCGATGCGACCAGGGCCGCAGGCAGCCAAGCCGCCAGCGTTGTGCCTGCTGCCGCTGTCTGTACGGCGGTTGTTGTTGCGGTGGATGCGACAGACGCCGCCGTCACTGCAGTGATGCGACCCAGTTCGGCGCCCGTCTTGACGCCCTCTGCTGCCACCTTGGTACCGGTCACCGCGGTGATGCCGGCCATTTCCAGCGCCGCGTTGACGCCGTACCGGATACCGACCTGAATCAGCGAGCTGAGCACTTCGGTCAGCACCGTGCGCCCGAGCGCCTTCATGGACTCGGTCAGGTCGTCGCCCATGACGATGGACTGGGCGAAGCTGTCGGCAATCCCCCGGGTGAGGGTTTCCATTGTTCCGCCAATGATGTCGTAGGTCTGGCTCGCGACATCCTGCGCCTGGGTCATGTAGTCCTGGATCGCGGCAGTCGCGCCGTTCTTCCAGTCGCCCTGCATGGCCGAGAGCTTGTCGTAGTAGTCCTGATTCGCGGCAAGGGCCAGGTTCAACTGATCCTGAATCTTGCTCACTTCGACGGTGTAGGCCGTCCCGCCCAGCTGGTCAGCCGGTGTCGCCTTGTTCAGCTGGTCCTGATAGCGAGTGAACTCCTTGCGGGTAGCCGCGTCTTCTGCGGCGCGCTGGGAGGCCTGCTTGCCCAAGCCAGCCGTCGAAAGCTGCGTGGTGCGCTGATCGTTTTTGCTTTGGGCGTCCGAGGTGATCGACGCCTGGATCTGCGCCGACCGCTCTTGCAGCTTGATCGTCTCAGTGTGAAGCCGCACTTCCTCGGCCACCGCGACGTTCTTATCCAGCTGCGCCTTGATGCCGGACTCATTGGCCAGCAGGCTTTTCTGATCCGCCGTCAGGACCGATCTCGTCTTGAGGTCGGCTATCTGCTGGGTGATCTCGGCGCGCTTGCGCTCGGCGTCGGTCAGCTTGTCGTCGCTTTTCAGTTGAGCCGACAGCGAGCTTTCTTGGCCGCGCAGGGTCAGCAGCAGGTTTTCAGCGGCGTCATTGCGGAAGGCAGGGGGCTTGGCGACCGCTGGGTCTTTGTACTTGTCGTTGATATTGGCGATGTTCTTGTCGACCGCCGCCTGATTCAGTCGGGAGTCGTCAGGATTGGCTGCCCGGATCTTCTCCAGGTCAACCCGGTACTTCTTGATTTCATCGCCGCGCTTCTGCTCGTTGGTCAGCGTCGACTGGGTCAGCGCATCGATCCGCTCAGAGGCGGAAATAGCCGCGCTCTGCGTCTTCTGGCGATCACCGATGTACTTGGCAAGCGCCTGCTCGGCCTCGATCTGCATTTCGAGATAGCCGATTTCTTTCTTGGTCGACTCGTAGCGAAACGGGTCTTCCTTGGCGGCATCACGACCGCCAGCAGTCAGATCAGCCATGCGCTTTTTGGCGGCATCCAGCTGCTCGCCTAGGGTGTCCTGCCTGCCTACGTCAAGGGTTGCATCCAGCGCACCCATTGCAGCCGTCTTGATACCGCGCCAGGCGCGCTCGACCAGGCCAAGGTTATTGGTCATTTCGGCTGTGCGATTCTGAATGGCGTTGGCGTAGGCCTCAGTCAGTAGTCGCGATGCTTCGGTAGTGTTCCCGCTTTCCTTTGCAGCAACGATCTGCGAATAGATCGACTGAGTCAGGAAGTTGTATTGGTCGTTCAGATCCTTTGCGGCCGCGACAGGGTCTTTGCCGATCTTGACGAACTCGGCGACGGTTTCCTCGGCGGCGCGGCCGGTGGCTTCCTTCATTTGAAGCGCGGCGGTGGTGATCGTCTCGAAGCTGTCCGATGCAATCTTGCCGCTGCCGGCGAGCTGAGCCAGGATGTCAGCGGCGGCGCCAGTGGTTCCGACGGTGTCGCCCGCCTTCTGCGCCATGTAGCCGAGCGAGTCAGCCGTAGTTCCAGCCACCTTGCCCGATAGGATCAATGCATTGTTATACGCGTCCGCCTCTTGGCTGCCTTTGCTGTAGGCGACGGCCAAGGCGACAGCTGCTGCGCCCGCCAGGGTGAACGGATTCACCAGACCAGCGACATAGCCGCCCAGCGCCCGAGCAGCAGGCCCTACGCCGCCGAACATGTCTTTGAGCTGGCCACCTTGCTGCAGGAGAACCTGAAGCGGGGCTTGGCCGCCTTGCAGCGATACAGCAATGTCAGTGAACTGGGCCGGTACGCCGCGCAATGCAGCAGCGGTCGCCTTGGCGGACATCCCAAGCTGGTCTGTCTGCTTCGTCAGCTTCGACGTTGACTGCTCGGCGACCTTGGCTCCTGCGCCCAGCCCCTTGACCGCTTGCTCAGACTTTTCGGTCTGAGTGGTCAGGGCGGCCGTGGACTTCTCAGCCTTGGCGCCGGACTGGGCCAGCTTGTCCAGGTCGTTTGCGGCCTGAGCAGCTTCGGTCGAATTTACGCGTATGCCCAGTTCGGCAATTGAGGTCATGACGTTTCTCCGGGCATAAAAAAGCCCCGCACTTGGCGAGGCTATGTTGAATCTGCTGTCTTGCTATTCGGTGCGACTCACTTGGCGGTCACCTCGTAATGCGCAGCCTTCTCAAACCGGCCGCCCACGACATTCAGGTTCGTAGTGAACAGGTTCACAGCGTCATACGGCAGGTAACCGCAGCCGCCGCACACGAACTCAGCCTCGAAGGCGGTTCGCCCATTGGCTTGCGGTACGCGCTTAACGTAGGCGCTCATGCGGTTTGGACCGATGCGCTCGAACGTCTGCGCGTAGGTATCGGTCGCCACTTGCAGACGCATGCCGCTGATCTGCTGGACTTGCACCAGGGCCTCGGACCACATCGCATCACATTGCGCCTTGATGGAGCAGGTAGCGATAGGCAGAATCTCAGGCGGCGGCCCGGATGGCTTCATCGCGCAGCCGCTGAGGGTCGCGATGATTAACAGTGAGGCGATTCGTGCGCGCATGGTGTCGTCCTTGGATAGTCCATTAGCCGACATGATAGCTCACTTCACCTCACGCATCTGACTGAGCGCCTCGCCTTCCATCAGGCGAACCCAGTCGAACACCTCGGCCCGGTCAGCCTTTGGCACGCCGCGCAGGCGCATCACGTCGGGAAGTACACCGTAATCGAGGCCAGTCGCCCCGGCCATGCCCGTTCGCCACTGGGTGCCCATCGCCATAAAGACATCCAGCGGCGCCCAGTTGTCAGGCCAAACTTCGAATTCGTCGCTGTCCATATCCTCGGGCGCGAAGCCGAACGCGGCCAGCTCGCTCTTGGCGGGTGCTTTGGCGTACAGCCTATGGGCAGCGTCGATCAGTTTTTTCGGCGGGCCTGGACGATCTCATCAGTGTATGCCGAGGTAATGACGTGACCGGCGCCGGCGTAGTTCTGGCACAGCAGGTCGAAGCTCTCATCCTCGCACTTGTCGTCCAGATCCCAGCCGACAACACAGCCCGCCAACACCTCGGCGTCTGTCTTGCCCTGAATTTCCTTGATCCACTCGTCCAGCGCGGTGCGGGTGCGGTGCTTGAACTCAATCACTACGACGGCAGCTTCACCGCCATGGATTGGCAGCTCGACGGCCTTCTTGAACGTCGGCGCTGCCTTGAGGCTGAATTTAACGGCCATGTAATGCTCCAAAAAGCAGGCCCGCGATTAGGCGGGCCAAAGGGTTAGGCCGAGTAACGAGTCGGCTCGGAGGTAAGCGAGACGGTGGCTTTAAGGCCCATGATCTCGTTCTTGGTCAGCGTCGGCGTCTTGTTCAGCGTCACATAGCCGTTGTAGAGAATGCTCGACATGCTCGGCAGGGTGATGCGAACAGCGCGAGGCACGCGGTCATCGTTGGCAGCAGACAGCAGCGCGTACCACGGCAGCGATGCGTCGTCGCCGATGGTCATGGCGAAGCTGGATGCCGACTTAACGGTCGGGATCTGGTGCTCTACGTCTTCTTCCAGGAAGGAGTAGGTCACGAACTGCTGCTCGCCGCCCGAGGTGGCGAACTCCAGAACCTGAGTGATCTGAACCCAAGTCAGGATCTTGCGAGCCTGGCCAGCGCCACCGCCGACCGGGTACAGGTTGACGTTACTGGTGTCCACGCCTTCGAGGACGTAGGCGTCGGTCGTCGCAGACTTCACGCGCACGATGCGGGAGTTCAGGCGGGACCAGCCGGAAGTGACCTCCAGAATGTCGCCAGCGACGAAGCCGTGAGCGGTCGAGCTGCAGGAAGCCTCGGCGGCATTGCTGATGGCGGTTACGGTTTTTGGTGCTGCGTAGGTGTTGGCGGCGGCAACGACCGCGCCATTTGGCAGACTAACGCTGATAGTAGTTCCTTTGCGGCCGCATGGGCCGACACTGAATTGCGCCCGTTCGGGCAATAAAAAACCCGCTCAATGGCGGGTTCGGGTGTTGCTCTGCGGGTTGATCAGTTCGTATCGGCGCGATATTGAAAGGATGCCGAGACCGTCCAGGTGTCGCCATCTGGAACGCCTGGCCCGGGATCTACCGGGCTCAGCGTCATTACCGTGAAGCCGGTCTTCGTGTAGCGGGCATTCAGCGGGAACAGGGCGGCCAGTTCGTCGACGATGCCCTCGGCCTTGCCGGTGCCGCTGCCGGACGGCGTCACGACATTGATCTGAAACACGCCGGTATAGGCCTTGTGGTCACCGCCCAGCGTCTCGCTATCGGTGCCGGCTGGCAGCGTGAAGGCCGCCAAGTAGGTTTCGGCAGGCGCCGGAGTGAATGGCACGCCTTGATAGGCGATGCGCAGCACTGGCAACCTGGCGACAGCCCAAGCGGCAAGGCGGGCCTCGTAAATCTGTCTGATCGTGCGATGGCTCATATCTGGTTGTTCCTGACTGCCTCGTTGACGATCTGCTGGAAGCGGGCGAGCGTTACGCGGACCATGCCTTGGGGCGATTGCGTCGAGTGGCCATACTCCAACGGGATCGCGTAGGGCAGGTTGTTGACGATGTAGGCCGTCTGCCCCGCTGTCAGTGTTGCCACCTCGGCCCGAAGCGCTGCCAGTGTGGCGGCGCCAGTCGGGTCGATCCGATCAAGCTCGCCGACGGCCGGAACGCCGATGGTGAACTGCCAGTTACCACGGAAGCGCCCGCCGACGTAGCCCTTGCCGGTGACCAGGCCATTAACATCGAAGTTCTGGATGCGCTCGGTCTTGGTCAGCGGCTTGGCGTACTTGACGCTTTTCTTCAGGTTGCCCGACTTGGTGAAGTTGCTCGGTGTCAGTGACTTGACGACGTTGCGCACCTCGACATGGGAGTCGTAAGCGTCCGCGCTGGCCGAGGCCTTCGACCTGTAGTTGACGTTTGCTGCCCACAGCTCGGGATTGCCCACCGGTGACATCTGAATAACGCTGCTGCCGATCTCGATCACGATCTCTCGCAGGCTGGCATCGATTGCGCCCTGCGCCTGTTCAGCAAACTGCTGCAACTGATGGGCAAAGTCGCCACTCAGTCCGCCGTATCGAGCCTTCATCGCATCGCCGCGAGCCATTACGAACGCACCTGCAGTTCATACAGCAACGGCGTGCCGGCCGGGTTGATCTCTTTCAGAGGCGGGACGATCGACCACGTCTTGCCGTCGGCGATGACCTTGCTCAGCAGTGACGGCGCCGAGGTCAGGCCCTTGGCGGCAAGCTTCAGCTTCTTGTCGCCCTGCTTGATCAGGCTATTGGCTTGGAAGTCCAGACCGGTGTACTCAGCAAGAATGCCCTGGCCGATCTGGTCAGTTACCGTCTCAGCCGATGTTTCGCCCGTATCCGGATCGTACCCGCCAGGCGTTACGGTGCGCAGGGTGACCGGTAAGCCGAACTCGGTTATCAGATCCAGCGCAACCCCCGCCATTTCGTCGTAGAACGCGCTCATGCTCAGGCCCTGATAGCGAACAGGCCTTTACGGGCAATGTACGCGGTGAATTGGGTGCTGCTTACACTGGCCGACACGGCAGGGGCCTTGCGGCTCGATGCTGCGTATTGCACATCGACCGCGCCCTCGACTCGGTTACGAATCACGGCGCCTTTGCGCTTGTCGACCGGGTCGATGTCGTCAGTGTGGATCTCGGCGGCAAGCGCCATCTGCCCGGACTTGATCCGGACAGGAATGGAATCGGACGGCTGGATTCGCTCGTCAATGGTTACGTCTTGGCGCGGCCACGACAGGGCTTGATCGCCGCTGGTGCGCTCGCCTTTCCAGGTGTAGGCGTCCATGGCCACGGCTGCGCGGCGCAATAGAGCTTCCTGAGCCAGCGGGTCGACAGGGATGGTCGCGCCGTAGTTCGCGGCGTAGATGACCAGCTCGGCGGCCGTTGCGAAGCTGTCGGCGTCCGGCTTGCCGGTACCATCTTCAATAATCAGCATGGTTGCCTCTGTTTAAATGTCGGTCACAGACCAAGCAGTGCGCGGTAGTCAGGGATAGCGCGATCCCCGATGTACACGTAGCCCGCTGCGTCCGGGTGCGTGACGTCCTGGGTTGAGAATCCAGCCCAGCCAATCGGATCAATCCAAATCAGCCGAGGGTCGTTTTTGGCGACCATTACCGACTTGAGGATCGCGTTTGCGGCATTAACCAGCGACTGCGCATCTGCTTTTGGCAGGACGCCCCTGCACATGACCGTACTGTACTTAGCCAGCAACTTGTCTATGCACAGGCCGTAATCGGCTTGCTTTGTTGCATCGATCTCGTTCTCGGCATCGTTGCCGCCCAGCGCCAGGATCGCGACGTCGCCAGGGTTGACGGTGCGCAGCGCTAACGCCGCGTCGATCATCGCCTTGCCGCCTCCAATGGTCTGCCCACTGATGCCGGTAGTGCTGCCAACGCCACCAAGAGCAGCAGCGACACGCATAGTCTCCGTATCAACCGAAGTCGCGCCGGGCCCTGAGCCAAAGGTGCCCGAGTCGCCGTATTGGTCCAGGTGCCAGCGGGCGCCAATATCCAGGAACGCAGAATCTGTCGCAACGCAAAACGCGCCGCCAGTATCCTTGTAGTTGCCGTCGTCCCACACGTTATAGGTCGATGTCGATCCGTCGCACGGAATGACCAGTACGCGAGGCGGGTTTCCGGCCTCGTCGGCGATTGAGTAGATCGTGGCCGGCCCACCATTCTTGCTGACCCCGACCTTGCGCGAGCCGTTGAGTGTGACGACCAGCCGGCTAAACGCTCCCTTGATCTTGACCGAGCTTACGTTCGACCCGTAGGTCTGTCCTTTCGGCGCTACCAGCGCGGGCGTATACCCGGCCGCGTTAGGCGTGATCGCGCCGCCATACAGGCCGAGGGCAGAGTTAGCTCCAGGCTCAATCTTATTGGACAAGGTTTGCAGCGCGGGCGGCTGACCGGTGACGGCGAGAACGTTCCCGGACGATGCGATATAGGGGGCGTCCGCCATTCCGGCAGCCCAGCGAACCTCGACGAATCTGGTTGCGTGCGGCAGCCCGGTAAACAGGGTGTAGACCGACGCGGCGTTTGGCGCGGCAACGAATGCGCCGCCATCAATTGCGACCTGTACCGACCCGGCGTTGTCGCCGTAGTCGGATGGCGCGGTTAACTTGGCCTCGCTGCCGGTGATGAATCCAGACCACACGGTAAGCGCGCCGCGGGCATAGATGCGGGCTGCGTTCTTAGTCGTGCTGATCGATCCAGAAAGCCCGGGAGATACCTGAGCTGACGTGAAGTTGACCGTTGTAGGAGCTGGCAGCGCCGGAGCGGCAGCCGATATGCGATGCCTATCAACAACCGACCGAACAACCGGTTGAATCGTGAAGTGAACGATCGATTGAATAAGCATTTTAAGCCTCTAGAAAGACACCGAATGCCGTGCCAGTGTAAGCCGGTCGCTTGACTCGGAATGTACCGGGGCCGGCCAGCACGACTTGGCGCTTTGTTCCATCCAAAGAGCCAATGGTGTTGCTCGCGCCAGGCGTCACCTGATCAATTCCGAAGACCACGCCCAATGGCACCGAATCAGCGGCTGCCGAAAAGATACCGACAGTCACGCTCGCCCCGGCCGCCACAACAATGTCAGTTGAGGTTGCAGCAGTGATGCCCGCTGCCAGCACCGTCGACTGGGTCATTTCGATTCGCTGGCGGAGCCAGTATCGGCATCAGCGCGTTCAGCAGCAGGCTTTGCAGCAGCCTCACGAAACTCAGCCTTCAACTTAGCCTTCGGCGGTTTCTCGCATTCACCGTCGCGACTCTCGGTCACGTTGGCGTCGATGATGCGCAAGCCAGCCTTCTTGGCAATGGCCTTCACGTCGTCTTCGTAGCGGTGAAACGGGCCCGGCAGATACCAGATATTATCTTCACTCATGATTCATCCTCAGCCGCGCCAGGATTCGCCCAGCGCGGCATTAAGCGGGTTATTTGGAAGCGTCACCGATCAGAGCGACACCGGCGGTGTCCTTGATGCTGGTGGCTGTCTTGTCCCAGTTGGTGCCGGTAGCCAGCGCCGCGTTGGATGGAGACTTGCCGCCGTTTGCGGTGTCCCAGGTGTAGCCCTTGAGGCCCAGACCGAAGGTGTAGTCGGTCTGGATGGTGGTTTCGATACGCTCCTTGCCGTTGGTGGTCTGAACGTTCGAAATGATGTCGCGGTTGTCGTGAACCAGTGCGGCGCCGGACGCCAGGGACAGAATGATCTCCTTGTTCGGCGTACCGGTCTGAGCCAGCGCTGGGGCGTCAGTTACGACGGAGATTTTGCCGAGGATGTCGACGACGCGGACATTACCAGCCTGGAACAGTTGCGCGACGTTGGCCAGGTTCTGGCCTACCAGCTTGTGATAGGTAGTGCCCTGCATTACCTGAGCGATCAGGTTCTGCGAGGCGTCACCAAACTTGGCGTGCGAGTTGTTCAGGGCGGCCTGACTGATACCGGCGGTTGCCGATACATCGTTGGTTGCGGCTGCCTGGGCAGTGATCGCAGCAACCAGAGCGGCAATGGCGGTGTTCAGCTGGTCTTTCAGCAGAACCTCGGCGAAGGCGCGCGATGCGACCTCGATGCCTTGCACGGTCGGACGCTCCAGCCAGGTCATTTGCGAAGGCTCGTAACGCAGCGGGCCGAAACCGCCGGCAACCTTCACGGTAGCGTTTTTCAGCTCGGTCAGGTCGGTGACCGCGGCAGCGCCGTTGGCTGCGTAGCGATCAACGCGACGCTGCGCGCCACCCAGAGCGCTGAAGAAAGACTCCTGCAGGAAGTCACCAGTGAAGCCATCCGGGGACAGGATGATTGCGCCTTGGCTTGCGGCGTTGAAAGCAGCAAGCATCTGATCCAGGCTTTCCAGCGTGGCAGGCATGATGAAGTCGTTAAAAACCTGCATTTGCGCGATGGACATTGTTTAAATCCTATTTGAGAGGGAGGTCAGGAAACTTGCTGGCGATTGCCGCAGTGCGTTCCGTCTTTGTGCCGCCGATATTGCCTTTTGCGGCCCCGCCGCCATTCCCAGCACCGGCCGCCCCGCCGCCAGATGCTTTACTTCCTGCGATCAACGGCGCGAAGGCCGTGTTGTTTGCGAATTCTGCTTTCAGCTCTTCCAGCGTTGATGCGGAGAGCTTGCCCTGTTTGTCGAGTACGACCACAACAGGCTTGCCGTCGCGCTGTTCGACGCTCAGACGGCGTTCAATGTGGGGCAGCAATGCTTCGGCACTGCCTGGAATTGCCAGAGAGGACGCGATGTCGGTAGCGGTGCGGCCGACAGTCAGATCCCGGATCTGAGTGCTCAGCGTGCCGCGCTCGCTTTCCAGCATGCCGTTCAGCTCTGCTTCGCGGCGGTTGTACTTTTCCAGCCAGGACTTCTCGAGCTCTTCGACGTTGCCTGACTTGCGGGCTGCCTCTTCACGATCAAGGCGGGCCTGTTCTTCAGCGTCCTTGCGCGCCTTGTCGGCGGCCTTCTTCTCGTCGAGAAGCTCCTGAACCTTCGATTTCAGGCCGGAAACGTCTTCGTGCTGCGGCAGGCCTTCAATACCGAGGACAAACTTTCCTTCCTTCTCGGTGTAGAGCGATTTAACGGAGTCATCGAGACCGTCCAGAGTGTCCAGCTGATATTTCAAACCCATTTGCTTGTCTCCCAGAGACGATTTGCAGGCTCAGCCCGCAGATGTGAAAAACCCCGCACTTGGCGGGGCTTGGTGATTTGTCGCGCCACGTTTGGCGCATTCGTAATTCGTGGCGCGCTACAACCCGGCTCGCTTGAACATTTCCGGCTCAAGTTCGCGCATAGCGTCGAGCGTGATCGGCTTGAAGTTCTTGCCCAGTTGCAGCGCCGAGAACTGATCAGCATCGAGGCCGCCATCGCGGAACAGCTTCCCCCGTGTTGGCCCGATAGCCAGATCCTGGAACGATGCGGGCTGCGTTTTAAGCCAGTCGTAGTAGCTGAGGCTTGCCGGCACCTGGCCGCCAACACTCGCCCGAGTCGCGCCCTTGCTGAACATCTGGCTGAACTTGGTCAGCAGAATGAAGCTGGTGCGGCAGCGGATGTGAAACGGTGGCCGTGGGCCTGAGTCGACCGGAAACACCTGATGGTCGATCGATCGGCAGAACGGTGTCGTTTTGCTATCCAGGGTGGCGATTAGCTGAACGCCCGTGACGAAGTCGTTATTTGCTTTGGCCGTCTCGTTGCGCGCCTGGCTGGCCACATGCTGCACCGACGTATGCACGACGGCCTGAGCGTTGCGGTCAGTGACAGCCAGGATGCCGTCTGAGTAGGCAAGCGACTTCGTCCCTCGGATCTGCTTGACGATCTCGGCGTTGGTCTGCCCTTCGAACCAGCCCTGCCGGATCGCGCCGCTGATCTTCTCGACCTCGGCGCTTGACCAGTCCTTGATGAATGGTTCGAGCAGCTTGCCGCCACCTTGCCCCTTGATGCTGAGCGGGTTCTTGAAGGCTGCGGTCTTGAGTGTCTGGAGTGCTGGAACTGCCACGTCGAGGCTGATGCCGACCGGCAGGGTATTGGTCAGTAGCTTGGCCTCGAAACTGGCCTGCGACTGCGCAATGTCCATCAGGTCGAGCTGCAACTGATCGGCAAAGCCGCCGAGGATGTCAGCCAGTACCGCGTCGACCTCCTTCAGCAGCTTGTCCAGGCGCGCCCGGGTGAAGTCGGTCAGCTCATCGCCGCTCAGCCTCTCCCGAATGCTCTGGTCGATCTTGACCAGGAAGGGACCGAACTTCCTGGCCTCCCCCGTCTTCAGTCGTTCGAGCATCACCATGTTGCGGATGCTGCTATCGATCTGTTCAACCGTTGGCATTGTTCACGTCCAGGGCCAGGCCCGTTGCGCTGGCTTCCAGTTCGCCGCGGATCTCTTCGTTGGTCTTCTCGGCGTCGATCACCCCGCGATCACGCAGGTATTGCCAGAAGTCAGACTCAGGCAAGCGGCCGCCCTGCACTGCATTGAACAGAGCGGACATGATCGCGGCGTCCAGACTCACTTGCGTGAAGTCCTGATTGATTTTGTAGACCGTCTCCCCGGAAGCATTGGCGAACTCAGCCATCCAGGCCAGGCACTGGGTGTAGCCCTCGCTGACGTTGCTCACGATCAGCGACAGGACGCTGTGCTCGGCGGCGCTGTCGTTGTCTGCCTGGGTTGCGGTCTTCACGGCACTGCCGCGCTCGATCAGCCTTGCGCCGAGAGAAACCATGTCCTCTTTCTTGGCGTCCATGGCCTCTTTTACGAGGGTGTTAGGCTGAGGCTGCGCAAATCCGCATGCCCCATTAACAGGGAGCGTCAGCGGAGCCCGAGAGCCGACATAGATGCCGTTCTTCTCCAGGTGATCGCGCCACGCCTCATCAAGGCCTGAAATCCAGAACTGCGGCTGACCGGCAAAGTAGGCGGCATCCTCATAGTCCGCGCTGTTGCGGTAATGGCCGATATTTACCTCGGCCATGTCGTACAGCGGGGAATCGTCGATGCTGGTGTCGTTGTTCTCGCTGCCGAGGAACTGGAACGGGATCAGCTTCCAAGGCCGGCCTGAGCCATTCAGAGGCGAGAAGGCAGGCGTGATCATCAGAGTGGCGCTCGGCCCCTCTTGCCACACTTCCTGCGTGTAGGTTCCGGCATCATCCAGGCGCAACACTCGATACTGAACGACCTTTTCGCTGCCGAAGCCGTCGTCAGTGTCAATGTCCACGTCTTCGCGCAGGACGATCAGGCTCAGCAGGTGCTGGCCGCCGACCTTGCGAGTCTTCCAGTTCCTGATGGCTTCAGCCGGGTAGCTGGCAATACTCGCCCGGGCCCGGCCTGATTGTTCGTCTGCCTTGCTCACGGAGCCGGACTTCACCGCCGCGTAATCCACCAGCAGACCGTGACGGCCGACTTCGAGCAGATGCCCGGTCACCGACTGCGATTGCTGATAGATGCTCACGCCTTGGCCGTCGATGTCCTTGGCCACGTAGTCGAGTGCGCCGGGGACGGTCAGCGTTGGCCAGGTGCGAAACGCTGCACCTACCAGGCTGTGTTTGGTTCGCCCGGTGGCGTTGTAGAATACGGCGCGCTTCAGGTAGTCGTCGTATCGCGCAGTGTTGGCCGCGCTCTTGTCGTCCGGGTTCGGCTTCGGCAGATACCGCTCCTTACCGGCCTTGATCGCCTCAGACCCCTTGCACACGTCACGCACCAGGCGCCAGCGGTTCAGGGCCGCGTCGTATTCCGGGCGGGTAAATGTGACGTTGTTGGCCATTATCGGGCGAATCCCATTTTGATTGAGGTGACGACGGTTTTGATCGGGTAGCGCTTAGCAATGAAGTAACCAGCTGCGTCGACCATGTGGTCATAGCCGCCATTCTTGTCAGGCTCGCCCTTGTCGTTGTAGATCTGCCGTTCCAGACACTGGGTCAGCGTTGGGCATTGATCGGTGTTCACTTTCAGGCGTCGGTCGCCATAGCTGTTCAGCAGGATTGCATTCAGCGCGTTGACCCGATCCTTTACGGCCGGGTTGGACGAATCCACGATGACTGTGAAGCCTGCCTTTCTCAGCAGGGATAGATCAGACTCGCTTGCGCTCTTGCTGCTGGTGTTCTGGCCGCTGGCATCCGGGTAAACCGCTATCGAGTGATCAGGGAATCGCTTCTGAATCTTCTCGATCATGTCCGGCGTGTCGCGACCTTCCTTGAATTCATCCAGGGCCAGTGGTAGGCCGTCGCGGACGACATAAACCACGGCGCTCATCTTCATGACGTTGAAGTCCATGCCGATGTGCAGCGCCTCGCCCGGCTTGATTCGCTCGGTCGTCCGGCACTCTTCGCGATGGAAGGTGTAATACACGACCCCGGCATAGTTCTCGAAGCTGGCTTCGTACTCTTGCCGGAAGGTGCGCGGGTCCATCTTGCGGCGGGCTGCATCCAGCTCCTCAGCCGGGACGTTGCCGCCATCAAGCGAGGTATAGAGCCAGCTCTTGTGGTCGGGCTCATGGCCCGGCTTGCCGTCGAGGAAGGTGTCGTAGCAATGGTTGAACCCCTTCGGCGTGCCAATGCGCAGCGCATGGCCACCCTTTCTGCGCTCGCCTGCCACCGTGTAGGTGCATGTCGATAGCATCGGGCGAAGGACTTCTTCCCAGGCTTGGTACTTGCAGTCGGCCCATTCGTCCACCAGGACAAAGAACAGTCCGGAGCCGCGCAGGTCGTCGTAGTTCTCAAGCCCCACGCAGCGCAACAAGTGCCCGCTGCGAAGCGTGATCAGCATGTCTGTTTCGTTCGGCTTGCATTCAAGCCATGACTTCGGGATAGCCTGCTTCAGTCGGCGCCAGAAAACCCGGCGTGCCTGCTTCTGCGTTGGAGCGGCATACCAGATCTCGTCCTCGACGCTAACGCCCCACTCAGCAGCGAGCCGAGCAGCTCGGCGCATCTCAGCTTTGCCCAAGAAGGTCTTGCCAAACCGGCGACCGCATACCGCATCGCGGAAACGGGCATTAGGCTGGAACCCCCAAACATAAATGTTCGCCTGCTTCGGCGTCAGCTGTACCGGCGCGTCATAGGTGCGGGGAAGTTGGGACATCTTCGTCTGGGCTCAGTGTGTACTCGGCGACAGCGTGGTCGGGAGCATCGTCCTTCGGCGGATTCAGTTCTCGGCGCAGCTTTTCGTTGGTTAGCCGTCGAGTCTCAAGGTCTTCCTTGGTCTTGGTCATCGACTCAATGCGCCCAAGGTAGCGGTCAGCCAAAAGGTCATGCCCATCGCCCTTGGCGAGCAGAACGCGACCCAGCAGAATCTTGGTCAGCCTCAACTCGTCGTCGATCTGGTCTATCTCGGCCGCGTCAAAGTCGGCCTTCTCGTCGTCGGTCAGGAACTTCGAATAGATGCCGTGCTTGGTTGCGTGCTTGTTGCCAGGGTGTCGAGCTGGCTCCTTTGCCCCGGTGCTCTTTCCACCGTGCAGCTTGCAGCGAGAGGAACCCGGTACTGCGTGACGCTTACATGGTTCCCCGTTGCCGCGCTTTGATGCGCCGCATAGGGCCATAGCCAGCCTCATTCATGGGGTAGTGATTCACAACGATTCATTGAACGTCGTTCGAACGTCATTCAATGGTCATTCGGTATCTCGTCAGCGCACTCAGTGAATGCGCTCAGGGGATACGGTCAGAGAGCGATCCGCTCAGCCAGAATTTCGGACAGTTCGCCCATTGCGCCGGCCTGAGTAGTCATCAGCTCGCGCGACTTGGCTGGCAGGTCGGCAAAGGCTTGCGTCTTGATAAATGCGGTCAGCTTGGCAAGGCGGTCATCGTTCTGCGCCTTCTCGCCGATCATCCGCTGGATGTGTGGCGGATGCTGCTTAACTTGGCCGATGCCGATGTAAGCCTTCTCGAAGACATCCTTCGGGCTCCAGCTGGTGTAGCCGTCCTCATACTTGACTGCGAAGCCTTCGATTGCGTCTTTCAGTTGCGGCCATGCAGTTACTTGCTTGGTGCCAATGTATTCTTGAGTCATGTTCTTCCCCTTTGATTTGCGCGCCACGATTAGCGCTTCATGAATTCGTAGCGCGAGATAATCAGTCCCCGCCCTTCGCCATCCGCTGCCGGCGATCCATCTTGCGAATCCCGTACAGGACGCCACACGCCAGAAGGACCAGGAACCCAAGCCATAAGTTGGTCAGGATGTCGGCTGGCATGTCACTTGCTCAGCTTCGGCTGAAGAACCACCCGAGCAACCATGACCAGACCGCCGAGGACGGCATAGGCCAGCGGAGGGATAACCCCCTGCAAGCTGCTGACGAATTGATCGGCCAGGCCAAGGATCACAACCGATCCGCCCACTTGAACGCTGGTCATGCTCAGCGCTTGCTTCCAGTTGTCGATCAGCTGCATGGGTTACTCCTGCCGCTTGGGCAATTTGATGTCGGTGAATCGGTCAGCCAGTGCCGCAACCTTCTTCACGCCCATGGTGCCAATGACGGCGCCCAGTGCTGCCGCGAGGCTTGAAGGCAGGTTGAAGTATTCCAGCAGCGGGAATGCCCCGGCTGTGATCGCGCCACACAGGCAGGATTCGAGCAGGGCTTGTCGCCGCCCGCCGCCGCCGTAGATGACACGCAAGAAGGCAATCCAGCACGACAGGGCCGCCGCGTAGAACATTGGGGCGTGCTGACTTAGCCAGGCGAGCAGGATCAGCCAGGTGTCGGGTTTATCTGGCATGTGCGCCATCCGATGTCCTCCCTTGAGGGAGCAGTAATAGGTCCGGCGCTCTACGCTCTCCGCATCCGCTCATAGCAAGGACGGGGGCATAGGCGCCGAAAGGAGTGGACTTGATACATCCGGGAAAGCGTCCACTTGAGTAGCGGCTTTCCTCGGAGGTACAAAAAAGCCCGCAGCGTGTACGGGCTTTTTACTTGCGATCAGGCGTATTCAGCAGGGCGCGGCGTATTCGAAGTCGTCAGAGCTAGGCTTGGCCGAGGTCATCACGAAGTGATTGCTGGATGCGCGCAGGTTGCTTTTCAGTTCTTCGGTACCGGACTCGCTACCCGTTCGCCACATGGCAAGGGTCAGCTCCAGTCGCTGCATGGCGACACCCTGCGGTTCGGCAAGAGCGGTCAGGTGGTAGCCGACAGTTCGCAGCGGCTCGGCCATCGAGGGGAGCGAGAAACAGAACAGGCACGCGGCGATCGCGAACCCCAGGTAAGACGATAAACGCTTCATCATTCAGAATCCCTCTCAGGGCTGGTTGTCACAGGAAACAAAAAGCCCCGCACGATGGTGAGGCTATGTTGTGGTTATGCAGATGTCAGGAGCTGACGAGTCGTCCCCCTTCCAGGCGTTATGACCTTGCGGGCTTTCAACATGCACCGCTTCCGTATCCTGGCACCGATGTGTAGTTGGCCCTTACTGGGCTTCATCTGCATTGGGGTGCCAGCTCAATCAACATTCCGCGAGGGGTGAGCGCTTCCTGTCGATCGAGCTGGCATTCCAATAAAGACGGTTCCGCGTGTGCGGGCTTGCGGTTTTATCCGCGTCGGTGGCGTTGGTTGATCTTTTCGGTCCCTCGCAAGAGACCCTATTAGAACTACCTGATCCGCAATTACCGCAGGATGGACATAGAATGGCTCATTGGCTCAGTCCCTGTCAAGAGACCATCGCAAGCAAAAGTCCTTCATTGTCGAGAATTACCTGAGCCTCCGACAAAGCCTCGTCCACCTGGCGCTCCAACGCCTTGCGGATATCACGACGCCAGCGCTCTTGGGTCTTGATCGGCGCCGGGTCATCGCTCCAGTTGTCCATTTCGTACCACTTGGCCTGCAGGGTGTTCACGCTGCGCTTCCCTTCTGCGCCGGGCAGCTTTGGGATTGCCCAGGTCACTACGGCACATTTGCGGAACTGCTCAGGCGCTGGAGAGCTTACGGCCCTCGTCAATTCCTTGATGGCGTCGTGCTTGCGGTCGGTGTGCGTCGAGAACTTGGCTACCAGTGCGAGCCAGTGCGGCGCGCTCAGGTTCTTGTGTAGGCGGCTGAACAGCATGCAGTCGACGAGCAATGCCTCATCCTTCCCGACAATCGCCCCCTTCTGCTTTGCCGCCTGAACCTTCGGCTCGAAGTCCTGGCCGCCCATGCCGCTCATTGTTTCCGCTGCCAGCGCCCGGACGACTGCCGCTATTACGCTTCTGTAGATCATCTATCACCCCTGATATTCACTTATGCGGACCCGTACCGCTCCGCCCTTGGTTGTTGTTTCGCTCATCATGAGTTGCGGTACAAATCGGCTGTCATCGACCCCTAGCGCATCAGCGATGCCGTCGAGGGCGTTCTTTGTTGAGGCCAGCAAGTTGTCGAGGTCACGGCGGCGCTTGTCCGGCGGAATGAACTCCAGCGACAGCAGCACCTTGCCTTCTGGAGCCTTGATGCCAGCCGCCCGGCAAAGGATGTGGCAGGCTGCCCGGTATGCCTTGGCCGCTTTGCTCTTCTTGCTCCAGTGACAGCGCGAATTCGGGCTCAGATCCTTGTGCGGCCACGGCAGGTCGAAGTAGGTCATCAGAACAACCTCCCGAGGCTTGCAGCGAACTGGTACGGGTCTTTGCACTTCTTGGTCAGATTGCACGGCGGGCATGCGATCACAAGATTTCTGATTTCATGCTCTCCACCTCGCGCCAGCGGCTCGTAGTGGTCGACGTGGAATTCGTACTCACAGGCTTTCGCGCACCAGTAGCAGACCTTTTTCTGATCCGCCACCCACGCCTTCACCTCGGCAGTTGTAGCGCCTGTCATGGCCGCCCTTCTGCGCAACTGAGAAGCCCTTCTGTTCGCCCGATCCCTTTCCGGGTTATTGGCGCGCCAATCGGCCATCCATTGAGAAAACTGCTCTCGGTGCTGCTCGCGATACTTCTTTCCATACGCAAGCTTTGCGACCTTGTTCTCTTGGTAGTGCGCCCTTACTCCGGCGCGGCGCTTTTCTATGCTGTCCGGGCGAAGGGCCGCTATCTTGTGGCACTCAGTGCACCCGCCATTGCTCGTCTGGCGCCGAGCAAGATGTCCGTGCTTGCAAGGATTCCCGGTGTAGTAATGCAGAAGGCCCAGGCTCTTTGCCTCTCCGCGCGGAACGACATTCACGCCGCAGACCCCTTTAGCATTGCAGGGTGAACAGTGTGGCGAGCCACTTCGCCGTGCTCCTTGTGCAGGACGATGGCTTTCATGTTCTGGCGCGATCTCCAGCCGCCGGCATGGGCGTAGCTGTCACCCGGGGCGAGCGTGTTAAACGACTCAACCGTGCACCCCGGATATTCCTTCTTGCTTTCGTGATGGATGTGACCGGTCCACCAGTAACGGTGCAGGGTTTCGCCCCAGTCTCTTGCGCGGTCGGTCGCCATCACACCTGGCAGCTTCTCGGCCTTGCTGGTGTGCCCGTGGTGCATGCCGATCAGGTTCTTGCCCCAACGGTAGTAGCTGAACACGCTCGGCGATGTTTCAACGGTCACGCGCGGCTCATTGGCGTAGAGGTGGGCAAACAGGCGGCTCAGCCATACGGCGCCGGTCTCGTCGTGGTTGCCAATGACGTGCACGACATGGACGAACTTGTGCTTTGACAGGGCCGACTCGACGCACTGGCGCATGGCGAGGATCAGGATATCGACCATCTTGGCGTAGCGGCTGTCTGCATCCAGGTGGTGGCCACTGCGCGGGGTGATAGCTGCCATTGAGTCGTAATGGGCTGCATCGCCGAGATTGACGATAATCGCCGTCTCGGTTGGTGGCGCAGATTCGACCAGGGAGGCCATGGCCGCGCAGTGTGTTTGCTCAGCGATGCTCAGGTCCCAGTCGGCGCCACATTCCTCTGCCCAAATATACTCCCCAAAATGCGGGTCACCGATTGGGTAGGCAGTCATCAGGTCGGGCAGATAGCTCCCGGCATGCGATCTTGCAGGCACATGAGGCAAGTCCTTAACGGCCGCAGCACATGAGGCCTCGACCATCGCCTGGAGCGCTTCGCCGTCAGTATTGGTCTTGACCCAGGACAGCAGCGGCTCACTTTCTCCGCGGCGCATCAGCTGCGACGTGCCCTTGATCTTCAGGAAGCTTGGAATCTTTGATTCGATATGCATTTCAGGGATGTGGCCATGCAGTGCCAGCTTGGCCTTGCGCGACCACACCGTGCGTTCGTTCATGCCGAAGTGCGCAGCGGTCTGCGCCACGGTCATCGTGGCCAGCGCCTCGCGCAATTGATCGTCGGTCGCCTTCGCCTTCATTGGTCGGCCGCCTTCGCAATGGTGTAGTGCTCGGGATTCTTGGCCGCGTGCATGGACTTCAGGCGGTCAACGTGAGGCGTGAGGCTGTTGATCAGGTCGCGATAGCCGCCTGGGTGCATGCGGTCATCATTCAGCTTACCGGCCGCCTCGGCGTCGACAATGATTGCAAGGCAGGCCAGAGCGTGCGCCAAGTGAGGCAGACCACTGTCCGGGTCTACGCTCTCCCCCTCGAACCATGCGTTCAGGTGACGGCTTGCTGCGTCGTAGTAGATCGATGCGCGAATGCCTACGGCCCGGAAGTTTGATCGCCCGTACTTCAGCATGCCGTCGAGCAAGCCGAGACTGCCCAGGGCGGTAGCCGTTACAGGCCAAAGGTGCAGGGGCAGCTTTCCGCTTCCGACCAGATCCTTTGGGTTCGATGGTTTCAACTCGCTCATGCAATCCACTCCCTGAAATTTATACCGCGTACGCGCGTCATGATAACCGATGCGGTCCCCTCAGAGGGACCGCAATAATCAAAATGACATCACTTATTTTCGACAGCCCCAACCGACCGACGATCACCTTTGGCCAGCATGTTGAATGCCCGGCGCAGCAGGTAGGATCGGCACAGGGAAATCACGGTGTAGATCAGGGTTATCCCTACGTTATCGAGCAGCGACGGATGGAACCCATACAGCGGGAATACCAGGGCATTGGCGATCATGCTGACGATCAGACCTACTGCCACATTGGTCAGCGCTTCGAAGGCGCTACCTTTTCTCGACTGACTCATGCCTTGTTCTCCCCCGCAAACCGCATCTGCCGCGCCCGGCTGCACTTCGCATGACTGCCCGAGGCGCGAGACTTGCCGCACTCGGTGCAGTTGGTTTTGTTGACGTACCAGGGCGATGGCGCTGGCTGCTGAAACATGGATGGGCGGCGGGTCATTGATGATCCTCCCGGGCATAGACGCGCTCCATGATCCGAGGCTCACCCTTGATCCAGAACTCGCCGAGTGCCGGCTGCGCAGGACCAGGCCCGATCTTGCACCACAAGCCTCCGCGCCAGCGTCGATACCGCTGCCACTCTCCAAACCAATAATCCAAAATATTCACTTGATCACCCCTTCCCTTACCAGAGTATCCATCGTTCTAAAGCAGCCCTCGGCGTGATACAGCCTGATCTCGTCCCTTGAAAGAGACTCAGGGGGAGGTATTCGTCCGTCGATTACGTCGTGACAGTAATGATCGGCCCATGCTCCCTGCAGCGAAGAAGGCTTGATACCGACTCCGCACGTACCCGCCAGCCGGTAGTGGGCGAGCACGGTCGT